ATGCAGACGGGGGGTACTTTTTGCGAGACCCCCTCCCCCTCCTTCAATGGAGAGGTGGGAATCCCACAATGACTCGGGATCAACCTGAGCTGCCCAAGAGTCTCGCCGTGATCCTTTTGACCACTAGAAACGAGAACCCAAGTTGATCCCGAGCCAGTCTGTGATGAGTTACGAGTGGTCCGCGAACGGAACCCAGTTCTCGGTAACTCGGATGTGAAGGCCTGACACGTTCTCCGTTACGATCTCGAGGATCGCATCTTCGATTGCCTGAGACTGAACAGCATCAGGAAGTTCGTCAGACGTTCGAGTCACTCTTGCCAACAAGGCAAGGGAATGATGGCCCTGTTCCATGTCGTACTGGAGCCAGTCATCCCAATGAGTGAAGGGGTTGTATGGATTGTCGATGGTGGTGAGCATGTGGTTCTCGTTCACGCTTCACCTCCACTGATACCAGCGTTGAGCGTGGACACCGAGATGCCGAGCTGGTCGGCTACCTCAGCAAGGGTGTACTTGTCACCACGAAGGAGGGTCATAGCTCGGTTCCTCATGGTGGCGTCCATTACCGGTCTGTCTCGAGGAGTTGCCAGTTCCTTGATCTTGTCGAGATCGGTGTCCTCGAGAATCTGCTTCAAGACGTTCTTGCTGACGGCACCAGCCTGGATCGCTTCCCATTCACGGGGCTCGATCTTGATCTGCCGGTCCTGGCGCTTCTGAACGCCCATCCTGAGACGAGCTTCTTCAAGCGCCTTCGACTTGAGCTTCTTCTTTTCGGCTTCCTCCATCTCAGGATGGGACTCAAGCTTGCGCTTGTAGATGGCGTTGGCGATGACCTGGGCCTGACGCTCACGGGGTGCGTTCATCAGAGCCAGGTTCAACTTGTCCTTGAGCATCTGAACTTCTGCGGCGTACACCTTTGCAGCGGAAGGGGATCGCTCGATGCCCTTGGTACGAACCAGCTCCTTACGCGCATCATTGGCGAGAGCCTTAAGCCTGTTGGAGTGATCGGCGTAGATCACCTCTACAGGGGTGCGCTTCTCAGAGACGAGGGTGTGTGCATCGTCCGTCTCAGCAAGCTTGGTCGACTTGGTCTTCTTCGGCTTGCCGGGTACGTACTCAGCACCGGTGTTCACCCATACGAGCTTGCCCGTTTCAGGGTCGATCGGGCCACCATCCTTGGCGGACCGAAGCTTCCTGTCCAGAACGTGAGTCTGTGAGGTCGCTCGTGAGATGATCGTGGAAGCACCGCCATCAGGCTTACCCTCAGGCCTGGGCTGATACTTCTTCACTAGGGCATGAATGCCGTTCTGCTCATAGGACAACTTGTAGTTGAGCTTGTGCTTCTCGGCATCGATGACGACCATGGAGTGTCGGACCGCACGAGCAAGCTCGCTGTCGGGTGCACCCTGAATCGTCATGTCGGTGATGAGGTTGGAGATCTTCCCCATCTCGAGACCCTTGTTCTTCGGGTCCGGCTTCGTCCCTTCGGGGAACTCGACCTTCTTGGTCTTGGCATTGTAGATGCCTCGATCCATGGTCTTCATACCATCGTAAGGGGGGTACGCAGACTGAGGGTCGAAACCCTTGAGCCCCTCAAGAGGCGGCTTGGACTTGACCTTTCCGTGGTTGTTCGGAATGACAAGCACCGTGTCGCCGTCGAAGTCGGCACCCGACAGGCGCTCTGCCACAGAATGGTGGATTCCCACTGCGTCAGGTGCGTTGCCGAGGAGCTTCTTCGCCTGAGGGTGGCGATTGTTCACCACGAGTTCGGGGATCTCGAAGAGACCACCGTGCGGGAACCGAACAAGCGCTACGCGGTCACCATTGTCGAGGGTGGGTGCGTAGATCTCGCGCGGACTCATGGAGTTGACAGGCAGGATCACCTTGGTGGCCTGTCGAGGAAGGTGTGCTGCCTTGAGGTGAACGGCCGAGGAGTCTGCTGAATCGGCGAACTTCTCCAGAAGATGAGCTCTCACGGTCTCGTTGGTGAGACTCATGATGGTGTCGAACTCGCTCTTCTTCGACTCGTAAGTGATGTCGAGCTGTTCTTTGGCGAGCTTCGGCTTCTGCTTGGACAGCATCTGGGAGGACAGGCTCTTCGACCAGTCGTCCCAGTTACCTTCCTTGTTGACGATGTTCATCGCCGACTCGACGATCTTGTTCCCGTCCTTGTCACGGGCATCCGTACCGTCAGGGTTCTTGCGGTAGATCTGGTCATCGATGACGGCTCCGAACGGGTCGTCCTCCATCACCTTGCCAGTGTTCTTGTCCCGCTTCATCTCCTTCATGGCGTCGAGCTTGTTGCCCGTGTTCTTCTTGTTGGTGTTGAACACGAGGTCCACGCCAGGCGGCATGTCGTCGTTGTACATCGCCATACCCTTGAGGTAGTGCGTGCCATCGACGGCGATGCGAACCTGCGCATAGTTCGACTTACCGAGGGAGACGTCGGGGACACCACGCCGCACGTAGATGACACCATCAGCATCGGTGCCACCTTCTTCGGCGTACCGGACCTTGACCCTCTTGGAGTCGATGGAAAGCGGCGGGCGAACACCATCGTAAGTGCGTCCACCATCCTTCGACTTGACGGTGATCTGCTGGATCTGGTCGCGGTTGTCGTTGACCTCTTTCCAGGGAATACCAGGAGCGGCCAACACCTTCAAGGTGGTGAACTTGCCCGTACCGAGCTGTTCCACCTTGATGTAGTACATCTTGTAGCCCTCGTCTTCGAGGAGCTTCCGAGCGGCCCTGAGCTTCTCCTTGCTCACGTTCAGATGCAACTCGACACCTGCGCCGACATCGATGTACTTCTTCTTGGCGATCTGGTCGCGGAGCATATCCGCAGTCGACTCGAGGATGCTGTTCTCCTCGGCCGCGCCGGGCTTGACGAGTGTCCGGAACGTGGATTCCGGAATACCCATCTTCTTGGCGGCAGCGACGTTGGAGAGGCCTCGCTCCTTAAGCTGGTTGGCTCGAGCGATGTCCGCAGCCTTTCGAGCCCGCTTGGCCATGGTGGTCGTGTCCCGAAGCTGGGTCGTGGTCATGCCGAAACCCTCGGCAATATCCTTGTCCTTCAACCCCTGCTTGCGGAGATCGGAAACCATGGTCTGGAACGTACCAGCGCGCTCGTGCGGGGTCTCACCGGAACCCCAGGGGTAGCGTCCCGACTTACGCAGGATGCCGTAGTGAACGAGAGCATCACGCTCTTCTGCGTCGATGTTCAACGCAACCCTCCCATCCGGTACTGTTCGATGATCTCGTTGTCATGGCGGATCTTGTCGTAGATGTTCGCCAAATATGAACGATCGATCTCGGCGACTTGATAGCCCTCAGCCTGGTAGATGCGGAGCTCGCCAGTGATGTCGAACGGCCTGAAGTCATACTCGAGGCAGAATATGCCAGCGTAGACGTAGAGCTGGTCGAATGACGCCTTCGACGTTCCGGTCTTGAGATCATGAATCCGAAGGAACATGGTCGCAAGATCGAAGCCGATCGCATCTGCGGTCCCGAAGCAGTTGAAGGAGTAGAACAGTTCCTTCTCGGGCTCCAGGCCATATTTGATGGCGTCGTTGATGTAGTGACAGAGGTAGTCACCGTCTTCGGGCTGAACACGCTCGAAGTAGATGGCTTCCGCAGCCCAGGCGTGGAGCCTGGTACCCCTCTCAGTGGCCCTGGCGTTCTCCAGACGGGCGATCAGCTTCTCCGGGTCGTCCCGGAGCCAGTGATACTTTGAGGGGCTCAGGAAGGCGTGTGTGCCTTCGATCTTCGGATGGGAGTTAAACCTGAAACTCTGCTCTGAGAGCATCAAGCACTTCCTGTTCGTTCTCGGGATGGATGAAGGCCGCGAAGGACATCGAGTTCAATAGGTCTACGTAATATGGTTGGTTGACTTGAACTTTGGCCTTCGCATTGGCCTTGACTTCGAGCATGGCCCACCGGCCTCCGTAAAGGATCAGGAGGTCCGGTACGCCTTGCAAGTAGCCTGGGTCGTTTTTCAGGATGAAGCATCCGGGGAGCATTCGCTCGAGCTTCTTAATAAGAGAACTTTGATAGTCTCGCTCCGCCATGCCTCACTCCTTTCACATAAATATACCGCAGGCTTATTCCATCCCTTCTATTAAAGCACATGTAATGATCACGGATTGGTATCTACCCTTCGTAAAATCGGAAGTGTTGATTGATCGGCCACACATAGCAACGTGTCATCACAGACATAGCTATCTCTCGGTCAAGAAGGCCGAGTCGGGTTGTCGCATCCCAGGAGCTCTCGAATATCTCCCCCGTTTCGACGATCTCGAGCGGACGGCTGAACGACGGACCGCTCTGCTGGAATTGTTGAACATATTTGACGGCGAACCACCTAGGTCGCCAGAGGATGTTGGACACGTGCGCATTATTCCTGTCTCCATCAAGATGGATTGGTGTATCGAACCTCTCGTGCGGACGAGGGATGAATGCCTCGGCGACAAGAACCGAAACCGACCTCTTATACTGAACCACCAACCCTTCACTACCCCGCCTGCATATCCCGACATACACTATCCCTCGACCATTGGTCTGCTTGGCCATGAGTCTGCCCGTAGCGTCGTTACGGACCGAACCGGCATTGCTCACGGAGTAACCCGGAAACTCAGCGATCTCTCGCCACTCTTCATACATGGGTCCCCACCCTGATCACATTACTGGATAAAATATCTTGCTTACGACCCAACTCGGACATGTTGGGACGAGTTCTCGGCGTATGTCACTTTCCACTTTTGCAGAGAAAGTTTTTTATTTTTTGCAGACTTGGTATCTACTCTTTTTTCTCACGCATTATTTAAAAAAAAAGTGGAAAAGTGACAAGGTTGACACGGCGAAACGCTCTGACCAGCAACGATTCGAGAACGAAACGGACATATTGGGGTGTCACTTTTGAAATAAAAGTGGCTTCCAAAACCACAAAAGTGGCAGAGAAGCCCGAGCGAGTCGAGCGCCAGTGTCCGATTAGTGTGGTAATTCACACGTCTGGCCGTAAGCGCCCGACTCACCCGGATAGCCCCTTTCACTCGAGCCCCGAAGCCCTCTGATGTCAAAAGTGACATCAAAAGTGACATGAGGATTTCAGGCCGCAGCCTTGAATTTTCGAGCGAATTTGACCTCGTTAAAGCTACGTTTCTTCACCAAAGATCCCATAACACCACCATCGATAGCAGCTTCGGACATAAGCACGTAGTAGTGCAGAAGCTCGAATTTGGTGTTAAGACGGTCAATCCGACCGTGGGCTTGGTACCAGGACTTGTACGAATATGTCAGCGAGTAGAAGAGCATCGCATCCGTCGACGTACAGTTCCAGCCTTCCGATCCAGCGGTGTACTGGACCAGATATAGCCACCGATCTCCATCTGGGATGTCCTCGTGCTTGTGCCCGTTCCACTCCGCCATGGGCACTTCCCCAGCCAGCGTTCGGAGCATCTCCAACTCGTAGTCGAAGTTGTAGAACACAATCAGCTTGGGGTGCAGCTTCATCCGCTCCTTCACCGCATGGAGGCGGGAGGGGTGAGAATATACGATGCGCCGCATGAGGTAGAAGAACTCGGCGAGGCTGCGGATAGGCCTCTCTTCGTACGGATTCCAGCGCTCCTTGGTGATGACCTTAAGGGCGTCCAGGTCGTACTCAACCCTCACGTTGTGTGTGATTCGGGTGGTGTGACGTTCGAACGGCATGTGAACGAGAATCTCATTTCGGAGCCTCTCGAGCTTCCCCTCCCCATGGAACCGTTCGATCTTGGGGAACTTGGTAAAGCTGTTGAACTCGACGTGGTTCTGGATGAACTCCGTACGATTCTTGTAGAAACCGTTGGCAATGAAGACCGGAATATAGTCCATCCAAGTGTCGCCTGGAGTGGCACTCAGGAGTATCCAGGTGTTCTTCTTCTCCGGCTTGGTCATGTGGATGAACGCTTTAGACCAGGCACCAGAACCTACCAAGCGCTGCTCGTCCATGATCAGAAATGCACCACGGACGCTCTTATACTTGGCAATGTTGTTGTACGAGTCCACCTTAAGGCGGCCTGTAAGCGGCCCTGCGACGTCCCCGACACCGAAACGGATGAACTCCTTCTCCCAATCCAGGGAGTCGCGTTTCTTTGCCGTAGTGAAAACGTAGACGTCCTTCGGCGCTTCCTTCTCGATGTAGTACGCGGCTGCTGTCAGAGACTTGCCGGTACCCATATCCCCCCACAGGATCTTACCGCTCGACAACATGTCGACAGCTTTTCTTTGATGAGGATATAGGGTAACGGACATTGTAACTTACTCCTCGTTGATATCCCACAAGGGCTTGACGACGGACGTGCTGTCGGCGTGGTTTGAAGCAGCGTTCACGGACTCGTCAGTCTGCTCCGGGGTGGTACCGGTGACGGTTATGGATATGGCCTCATCCACCGGCTCAGGGTCGCTCAAGGCCTCATTGCTCTCCTGGATCTCCTTGCCGATCCAGAGGGGTATGGTCCGCTCCGACATGGGCTCCGCAAAACGTCTTTCGAAGCCCTCATCGGCCTTCTGACGGCCTGCCCTCAGGCCTTGGTGATAGACTCTCAACCGCCGCTGGATGGTCTCCGCACGGGACGGCAGAGGCCACTTCGGGGAGATATAGAGGTCGTCTTCCACCACCGGGTCGGCGATGAACTGGGCCACGGAGCGCTTGGGGAGCGGAGTCTTCACCGTAACCAGGAATGGCTTCTCCATGGTCTCCAGAATATGCCTCTGCTTTTCCTTACCATATTCCGCGAGGAGTTGGTCGAAGATCGGGGTGCTGCTCATGGGTTAATCTCCTTGATGTGTGACTGATGTTGCTAGCGAAAAATACATCCCATGCAAGGCAAGGGCAGAGGCCCGAAGACCCCTACCCCTGCCTCACGCTCCTTCCCCGACCCCTAGAAGACCGGGTGAATATCAGCTTGTTGGCGCATGAAGTGCTGGAGAATATCCCAGCGGGTCTTACCGATGGTCCATCTGGCGATCGGGGGAGCTTCGACGACAACGCCGTCTTCGATCACCAGTAGGATCGTGTACTTCGGCAACCTCCCTGGTCGTTCGGCGGTGCTCGCCCAGCATCTCACGGATGATCTTGAGCTTGTACTTCATCTCGCCGTCCTGGTACTTCACGAACACCTCGCTGGAGCTGTTGATCATCGCTGTGTTCCCTTCAGGAGTTCCACGGCCGCTTGGGCAGCGGAGGGATGTCGGTGAGCGTCTCGCTCAGGAGGTCCATGGTCTGCAGGTACTCGTCGACCGACATGATCCGAGTGACCTGCCCACGGAAGACCGTGACGAGGTCCTGGTAGTCCGGGGGATATTACCGCACCATGTCGGCCACCTCCTCCGGCGAACCCTTGAATATCGGGTTCATGTCGGCGTCCAGGATGACGTCCTCGTCGCGTCGGGTCTTCGTACACCATCAGAGTGCACCCGTGACGACCAGCAGGAGGCAGGTGGCGACCTTCTCGGAAATCTCGTCGACGCTGGACGTGCTGTCCTGGTACTCTTCGAGGCCGCATTTCACCAGCGTGCGGAACTCCTCGTAGAGGGTGACGTCGTCGGTCAGGAGAGCTCGGAGGTTCTCGATCTGCTCCATGGTGACGTGTGGAAGTCCGGCCTCGCGCTTGCGAAGACCCTCAGGGCTCAGGATAGATCCCAGCTTCATCGGTCGTTCCATCAGTCTTCCTTTCCGAGGTCCAGGATCTTGCGGGTAGTTCGCTCGATATAAGCCTCGAGCCTGGCGGGGTCTCGCTGGTAAATCGCGAGGTCCTTCTTCCGAAGGAGTTCCTTCACCATCCCGACGGCCGTCTCCCACTTCTCCTGGTACAGGTACTCAGAAATGGTGATGACCTGCTTGGCCTCGCCGACCAGGACGAACTTCCACGGCTCAGGATATGGCGCCCGGAGCCTGCGTCGCACCTCGCCCGGCTCCCCCGGGAATACGGGGCGCATGAACTCGTTCAGTACGGTGTCCACTACGATTCTCTCCCCTCTAGAGGTCTCCTCCGGGAATATGCCATCGGAGAAGCCCCAGAATCTGCCTCGTGGAACCCGTCTAGACGCTGACATAGTTCGGCTCCGGATATGAAAGTATGTGGATGGGCGGCTTTTAGCGTCTTCCGCCCACAGGACTGGTGCTCAGACGAACAGCTTGAGGATCTCCTCGGTGATGGCCTCGGCCGTCCCCTCGGTCTCCCCCGAGCCCATGCTGTAGTACGTCGCCAGGTCCTGCTCAAGCATCGCCCGCTTCACGAGCTGCAGCACGTGATGGTTCCGGGCAGCGATCTCGGGCTCCGTCATGGCCTCCCGGTGGACCTTCTCCTCGCGGGTCTCGAACGTGGCCCTGTAGGCCTTGGTCTTGTAGACCATGAACGAGGAGTCCTTCGGCGCGAAGACGATCCAGTCGCCGATGTACGCCCGGTCGACGTTCGTCACGCCCTTGAAGCCGTGGACGATGAGTTCTATTCGCCGACCCATGACGCCGAGTTCGCTCGTGTGGTACATGCGGATATCGCCGCCACACCACGACGCGACGGCCTCGATGTTCTCGTCGGTCACCTGGACAGCGCGTGCCGACCATGTCTTGCGGAAGACCTCGACGGTCTCGATCTCGCTCATCTGCGCCCCCTTAGCAGAGTTCCAGCAATATGAAGAGTCGCTCCTCCTCGGTCAGTGCTGCGTCGAACTCCAGCAGTTCCCTCGGGGTGAGCGGGTTGTTCGAGTCGCTGTCGAAGAACTCGAACATCGACCAGTAGATCCCGGATGCGTCCTCATCGAACGCTCGATAGAGGCTCTCGTCGACCTCCTTGAGGAAATCCCCCAAGGGCGGGAACTCTACCGCTCCCCCGTGCTCTTTTTTGCCCATGTTGCTCCGGTCCTTTCCGCACGAGCACGCCGGTATCTACGGCGCTCGGTGTAGAGGCGGATCTCGTCGATGAGCTTCCAGACGCCGAGAACGGCGAACGCGGCCCCGATGATGACGAAATACGTCCAGAGCCAGTTGAAGTTGGATATGAAGGTCTCCATGTCAGGCGACCTTGTCGAGTCGGTGGGCGCCGGTGGCGGGCTTCCGGAGGGCCAGCCGGACGTAGTTGTGACGCGCGATGGCCAGGGTCAGGTTGGCCTCCTTGCGCTTCTGCTCCGCCCGGTACTCGGCGAGCATCTGGGTCCCGTTGTCGATGCACCACGCCGCCGCGACGATGAGGAGCCACATCATCAGGACGAAGGTCAGTATGTTCACTTGGTCTCTCCCTCTCGGATCTTGGATATGGCGATGCCGACGGTGACCCCGACGAGCGCCATGACGAACCCCGTTGCGACTCCCACTGCGAAAGCGATCATCGGGTCAGCGCCCTCTGGTCGTCGTCGAACGCCCACCCGGTGTCCGAGACGACCTCGGCGCCGAAGGAGTCGTCCGGGGCCTCCAGCGCGAGCTGGGGCATCCCGTTCTCGATCGGGATGTGCGCGTACTTCTTGTCGAGGTCGTCCTCGTGGAGGATGGCGAACATCGACTTCAGGTAGGCGCTGACGCCCTTCTTGCCACCGATGTCGTAGTTGTAGGGGCTGATCTTGAGGTCGATGTTGTCGAACTCGCCCCAGTCCAGCATCTCGAGGAGCTCCTCGTCGAGCTGGGTGCGACTGTTGGTCGACATGGTGACCAGGAAGATCCGGGGCGGACGCGGGCCGTCGAACTTGACGTTGACCTTGAGGTGGTAGAACGGGGCCTCACCCTCCTCGCGCGGCGGCTTTACCTTGACATTCCACCCGGCGGCCAGCATGGCCTCTCCCTGCATCGGGTCGAGAACCACGTGGAAGTTGCGGTAACCCTTCGCATTGTACATCTGTTCCTTACCGGCGAAGTTCCGGTAAATGACGCGGACACCCTCGAGGGTGATCTCCTCGTCGACCCTTCGAACCAGTTGGCTCATGGTGGTGTTGCTCCTAAATATCTGGGTGTTGATACCGGCCTTCTCGGCCAGTTCACTGCAGTGTGTTGCACCGTTCGATTCGTTGTGAATGAACGCAAGGCAACGGTCCGCGCCGAGCTTTACCATCTCCGCATTCCGAGCGAAGCCAGCACCTCTCTTGCGAGGACCGTTCCAGTCGGCCGGGTGGTCTTCCACCTCGACCGAATATCCCATCCGGTTCATCTCGTCGGCCCACTCCTGAGCCATCGCATCTGCACCGGTGGGGCAAGCGCCGTGCACCAGGACGAACGGAACGCCGTCTTCATAAAGCAGGCTCAAGGCCTCGAAGACCGCTGAAATATCCGGCCAGTCCCTACTTCCCGTTACCAGGACTCGCATCGGGTTCCTCGTAAAGCGAGATGGCCCCCAGCGAAAAGCCCCGGCTGAGAATATCGGCCGTCTTCCCGTGGAGGTTCATGTGGACGATCTGGTCTCCGCTGGGGAGCTCCTCCACTATGCCCGTGCCTACGACCTGCCCCTCCTCTTCGGTGCCCTCGAGCCGGTTGATGATCGGGATCTCGCCGACGATCTTGGTTCTGCGCAGTGCGGCCATAGTGGAATATCCCCCTCGGTCAGATTCGGACTACGGTGTTCTTGATTTTCTGGTACTCGTCAATATATGCCTCGCGACGGTCACCGTTGTAGGTGATCTCGTAGTACTTACCATCTGGGCGATCGGTGGCGACAAGCGCCTTCCAATGCTGCAAGACCTTGACGAACCAGACAACATAGACCTCGAAGACGGGCTTCTCGAACTCCGTTGAGTAGTGCGAGTCCACGTAGTCGATCAGCAGCCGCTTTGCCTGCGCCACAAAGTCCTCAGGGACGTTCATGGATATGCCCGTCTCCTTCGGGGTCACCGAGAAGTTGTAGAGGTCATGGAACTCCTTGACCTCTATGCGGCATCTCGGGCAGTGAGTTGTACCACCACACCGAGTGGCGTCCGGCTTGGGGCCCTTCTCCGCTGGAGAGCCGGGGATGGCGTGTCCATGACTCGTGTAAGCCATTAGCGTTTCTCCTTCTTCTTGGACCGCCACTCGGCGACCCAGTCTGGAACGTGCTTGGGGCACCAGGCTTCACCATTTCGCTGGAGGAACCAGCCGTTCTCATGAGCGTCGTGGGAGCCGTGAATATGGTCGCGGAACGAGCTCGGACACTTCTTAATGGAGCAGAAGTGGTGACCCCCTACGCGACATGGCATCAGTCGTGAACTTCCACGAACTCGATACCGGAATCCCGTAGCTCGTCGATAAGCTCTTCGGCCTCGCTCTGCGGCATGTTGAACAGATCGTCGAGGATAGCCCGAACCCGGTGAAGTAGATCCAGATATGCCGCTTGGTTCTCCTCACCCGAATCGAACACGTTCCTACCCATTAGTCATCCCCTCCCAACGTTCCGTTAGTTCTCAATATGGATATGTATCTGCTGCAGGCGACCGGATCAATGACCGGCCATACTTCGTTGTACCACCACTCGGCGAAGGAATATGGATCGAACTCCTCCGCCGAGTTAGTGGTGTGTTCTTCGCTGGCCATCTATCTGATCTGGCAGAACTCGTCGGCATTGCCGTGTTCGGCGATGGACTGATAGGCGTTCTCGAGGAGCTGGGTGTAGTACGCCAAGTCCACAATATCGGCGATGGAACCCGTTCCCTGGACGGCGTCCGTCAGGTTCTCGAATACCATGCGGTCTACCGCCTCTGGGTAGAGCAGCCTTACGTGTTCCGCCTCCAGCCACTGATATCCCTTGGTCCCACTGACGGCGAACTCGCGGTCATCCTTGATCCGGAGGAGTTGACCGCCCTTGACAATATCCTGGTCGGGATTGATCGGGACGAACAGGCCAGAGCGTCCGACATGCGTGTCACCAATATCCTCCCCAACGACCGTGTCGTCCAGATCAACGCCGATCGCCTTCGAGCCCTCCGGGAAGCGGAGGTACATAGCCCCCTCCTTGACCTGCTTGGTCTCGCACAGATCAGGGAAGTTGAGAGGCTCCTTGGAGAACAGCGACTTGAAGACGACCGGGTGCTTGAACTCTGCGCCAGTGGCCGACCAGTAACCCGACTTGTCGCCGTCAGCCCAACCGACGTAGGCGATGTACACGGCATCGTTCACAAGGCACATCTTGGAATATGTCGCCTCATGCTTGAACTCGTAGCCGTACTTGGCTCCGAACTCCTTGACGAACTCGATGATCTCCGGAGTGGCATTCGGGATCTTCACCGAGTCGGTCTTGATGTGGACGACCTGAGCACCAATCTCCTGCAGAGCGTTCTTCAGGTCAATCATGAAGAGAGCGCCCCGCTTGGCGACGATGTTGTCCTTGTTGCGCTTGTCGCGGAACGGGTTGTCGAAGGTTGCTGAGGTGTAGCCGTAGATCGAGTTGATCACCAGCTTCAGCGCCTTCTCCAGAGTCTTGTAGGCCTTCTTGCGCTCCTTCTCGTCAGCGATGGCCTCGATCTCCTGAATATGCGGAGCAAGCTTGCCCATCAGGAGACTCTTGGCATAGTCGATGTCCCCCTCCTTGATGGAGAGGCGAGCCTCCTTGATGGCCGAGAACTTGGCGGTGTAAGGACCGAACAGATTGAGCTGCTCGATCGAAGTGGGGTGCATCGAGGCGACGTCCAATAGCGCGACGTTCTCGTACATCCCCGGCTCCGCGTAGACGTAGCCACCCTCGCCTACAACCTCGCCACGATAGGTGCTCTTGTCGACCTTGGCGTATTGATCGAACTTGTATCCCGGAAACATCTCAGACAGATCGGTGTAGACGAACGATTGCTGGGGATTTCGCTCGTTCCCGAACATGATCTTGATGGAATGCTGCCGAGTCGAGTGATTGACCGTGAGGCCGCTGAGGTCTGCAAGGATCTCTCGGGCGATGAAGTCCGAGTGGGTGTGGTTAAAGACCCCCTCAAGAGCCTCTACGTCGTTGACGCAGTACTCGACGACCTTGAGGATCTTATCCTTGGGAACCGGCTGATCCCAGGGAATATCCATCTCCATGTGCTTCAGGCCGAGCTCGATCTCCCACTTCTTCAGCGACTTCTTGTCCGCCGAGTAGTCGTACACGTCGGCGTAGGAAATGTTCCAGGCCGAGGCGAAGCGGGCGCTGTCCAGCTTATTGACGATGATGTTCTGAGAGAGCTGGTAGAGCTCCTCATTGCTCATCCCGAGGGCCCGACCCCACAGGATATGGTTGTCGTAGCCCCTGTTGTTGAACCCGACGAGCTTGAAGTTCTTGATCAGTTCCTCGATCTCGGACGGCGTCGGATCGACCATACGCACGGTCGTCGAAGAGCCGTGGTACTTCCAGCACACCACGAACAGGTTCGGGTAGACCTCGCAGTCGAAGAAAACGATCTTACCCTTGTCAGGCTCGTCCGCCTTCAGGACCTCGACACTGTCCTCGGGGGTCTCGTCGGACTGGAAGTCCATGCGGAAGACCGTTTTGAGACAAATATCCTTCTGATTGCTACTGTTGTTGGCGAATGCCATGATGTCCGACCGCATGTCGGTCAGGTCGTAGATGACGCCCCGCCGCTTGGCCTCGCGGAGGATATGGGCCGCGAAGTCGACGTTCTGCTTGGTGCTGCCGAACTCCTTCCTCAGGCATCGGATGATCATGTTCCGGAGACCCTGCTCGGTCTTGATGGTATTGTCAGTCAGCATCTGCTTCTTCTCCCTGAGCGGAAGACCACCGGTAAGGGTGGCAACCGCGACGTCGTTGCATTTGGTCAGCTTTCGTCGGAGCGAGGTGTTCCCCGAGTACACCTTGATCTCGATGCCCGGTGCGTAATCCCGAGCGAGTTCGCTGACGTCCCCGTCGTAAATATAGTGAAGGTGGACACCATTTCCGCTCTTGCTGATCTCAGCATAGGTTCGCGGCCACTGACTTGCCGCCTCCATGTTCTTCTGAAGCGACTTGGTCTTGCCGTCATCCTCGGTCAGGTCGAAGTCGATGACGATGTGGTATTCGGGGACCTTCAGGAAATGGAGCTTGGAGGTGTCGAGGTCTCCGAGTACCGTAGCGACGACCTGTTCGGGCTTGGGTTTGAAGGTTACGCCCTTCTTGTTGACCCGCTCCGAGTCGTCCCAGTAGAGCTTCGGGTTACCCGCCGCGTTGGCGTACTGGGCAAGATATCCCGCGTACATCTCGTCGAGGATAGACGTGGTCTCCTCCAGTGCCAGAGTGAAGGTGCTCGGATCGGCCTCGGCCTGGGTGCGGTACTTCTTCGCCTTGAACCCCTTGTAGACGCTTCGGACGTTCCCGCCGTCGAAATATGCCCGGTCGTGGAACTCCTCGAAGTAGTCCTTCAACTGCTCCTTGAATTGATATTTCTTCATGGACCAGCCGAGTTTGGCGTCCTCCGCCCAGATCTTGTACAGCTCCCAGGCCTGGGTGTAGGTGGTCCCGTCCTTGCCCTTGAAAATATCGAAGTGGTCATCGACGAAGTTGGCGAACGGGTCCGTGTTGAGGATCATGCGCTCTGGGCGGTAGTTGTTGTACGCGCTGCGACCACCCTTCGCCTTGTAGACCTCCAGGCAGTGATGCGCGATAGCACCCAGTTCGAAATCGATCCGCGCCATGAGGTTCTGGTAGTGATCGAAGTCGAACGTGATGCCTGTCGGGTTCACGTCAATAAGACGCCGGATCATACCCGACTTGGAGTCACTGATTTTGACAGGCTTGTTCGTACCCATGTACAGGAACGTGTTGAGCACCAACTCGTAGCTGGTCTTGTGCTTCTCGTTAATCACGATCTTCTCGTGACTCACGATGGAGTTGAGGATGCTGTTGTCCTCGATCTTCGACAGGTCACCGTCGTGCTGGATGGCGACCAGGGGGTTCTCCCTGAACATCGAAGTTGCGAATGCGTTGTTACCGCCAACCAGGTCCTTGGCGACGAACGCCTTGGTGTAGCCCTGGAAGAGCTTCCCGATGATCTTCATGATCGTGGACTTGCCAGTGCCGCCCTCGCCGTAGAAGACGACGAATTTCTCGATCTTCTTGGAGTCCCCTGAGACGATGGCGCCGATGGACCACTCGATCTTGTCGCGTTCCTCGGGTGAATATAGCGTACCCACGAGTTCGTCCCAGGCGCTGTGGTCACCTGGGGCGAGATTGTACGGAAGCCGCTTGCTGGCGTAGTCCTTCTTCTTGACTTCCGTATTTAGGAACGTCAGCTTGGCGTCGAGCTGCTCGGAGCAGTCACTGGCGTTCTTGAGGTACTGCTTGTACTGCGTCCAGGATCTCGAGCTGTGGGAGCGGAGGAGCTTCACTTTGCACGGAGTACCGGCTTCTTTGAGCTTGTTCGCATAGGCCAGCAGGGCCTCGTCAACCATGTCCTTGACGTCGTACTCGACGGTCGACCAAAGGCCCTTCTTCTCATTCCACACTGCGTAGAACGCCTGACCGCGGATCATGAGATCCTGGGAATTCCCGACGATGAAGTCGGGGTAGATCTCTACCGGCTCATCCTCCTTTCGTGGAGGCTTCGTGCAGACCTGAAAGAAATCCGACTTCGATTCCACCTATCCTCCTTTCACTCGGCTCGCTCCCGCTCCAAAACGTACGCGCTGAGCTGATCCCAGAGCTCGACCTCTCGCTGGTCCGTACGTGGGTGTCGCAGGGGGAAGAATCCGCCTTCCCCGGCCGGGCTGTAGTTCCGAAATATAACGTCCTCAAGGACGTTGTCGATATGAGTTCTTGCCAGTCGCCGACGATCGTGATATCCGTCAAGCCCAATGTTGCTCACGAGCTCCCAGAACCAGTAATGGACCGTACCATCAGCGTCGAACTCCAGACGCTCGGCAAGTCCAATCATCAGTTCCAGGAACGAGCACCCCATGCCCATCCAGTCAGGGTCCACGTCAACGGGAAGACCCTCTTCCTCCAGGAAACGGAGTCGGAGAGCCTTCCCGTCTTCGGCGCGGTTTTCGTCGAGGGGTACAACCCAGACGAATTCCTTCTCGAACAGCACTTTGAGGAATCGCCAATATGTCAGCGATCCATCAGGAATGCTCGGATCGGCGACCTGCTTGTAGAGCCACTTGAAATATGACTCATCAAGCTGGACGCTCATGCCGGTGTCACCCCTTCACGTTGTCGTAGCTACCCGAGTCCCAGACGATCTCGAAGTCCATCCGGTACCGGTCGTTCCGGACGTAGATGGTCGGCCGCTTCTCGTTGAGCTGCTCGAGGTTGTAATCTCCGATGTGCTTGTTGACGGTCTCAGGCGTCATCCGCTCGTCGCTCTCGTCGGCCACGACCCCGTCGGCGAAATATGTCACTGTCGCCTGCTGGTAGTCGTCCTCGTTCGCGTCGAACATCATAAAGTTGATGAGGCGCGGACCCGGAGCGTTCGGGTTGGTGGCGGCGTCGACCTGCTCCGCCTCCTCGGCTTCCTCAACGGCTTCGCCCATCTGGGCCTTGACCATCTCCTGGGCGAGCACGGAGGGAACCGAGGAAATACCCCGGTAGTTCGTCAAGGCCTCAGCGGCATCCGGCGACATGGTGACGTCCAGCGAGAGCTCCTCATCCGTCTCCACGGCCTCCTGAACCTCGTGGGCCTGGAGGGTGAGCCGGAGCTTCGTCTCGTACTTCTCCTTGAAGAAATACTGCGCGTCCTCGGCTTCCTTGCGGAGCCGCTGCTCGTAGTATTCCTGGAGCTGGGTCTTGGCGACGTAATATCCCGCCGCCGCACCGAGAGCCGCCCACAGCAGCTTGGTGAACATTTCGATCACTCCCCCTTGAGTCCTCAGAACTTCTTCATGAGGCTGGTGATGTCGCCGTCTACGTTGAAGTCGAGCAGGATCGCATCCTTGTCTCCGTTGATCCACCGCTTGCCCTCGTACACGCCCTCGTTCCAGACGCCGAAGTCGATGTAGCCGTCGCCCCTACCATCCTCGGGGTTGACAACCCACCCGACAGACTGACCAGCGGCGGTGCGCTCGTAGCCGAGCATCTCGTAGACGTCGTTCAGGAAGACGAAGCCGTCGACGCGGAGCAGGGTGTTCGCGTGAGACTGGACGGAGGCGATGCGAGCCTGGTTCTGATGCGGGATATGCGACCAGTCCTCGTGGCTTGAATCGAAGATCCGGGCGTAGATCGAACCCTTACCGATCTCCTCCTTGATGGCCTCCTGATCGAGACCCTTCAAGATTGTGGTGACCGGACCCGTCTCAGTCTCCTCAACGATCTCTCGCTCGGAGACGCCGAACCGATACTCGAGGTCCTTCTCAGAACCCTGATCGGCGATGACCCGATCGCGGTAGTCCCGGAAGGTCTTGGTGGCGATCCCCAGAGCGGCGGTGAGAGCGGTGTTTCGTCGCGTCAGGATGACATGAGCGCCAGTAATGGAGGCGAGGGTTCCGACGCCGAAGGCCACGGCCGGAGCGTAGAGCTTGGCGACCTTGATGGCCACCTGCAGCTTGACGCCGGTCTTCGCCTTCTTCTTCACTTCGTCCTTGGCGTCGACGTCAGTCTTCTCGTCAACCTTGCTGAGGAGCTCGTTGCCCTCCTCTAGAATATCGCTCAGCTTGAGCGTTGCGCGGCAGGCGAGTACGACGGTGGTGGTGAACCCGACGGCACCGAGGCCGAGCAGGAGGACGGGCGAATGCGTCTTGACAGTCAGGGTCTGACGGGCCAGAGCGCCCTTGAGCTTGCTTGGGAGGTTCTTGATGCTCATCGGTTGTTCCCCAGGGTGTTCTCGTAGGTGCGGATGCAGTGCTCAGCGATCGCGTCCAGTTCGTAGTCGATCAGTTCCATGAGCACGTAGTACTTGTTGACCGGCAAGCGCTCGCCGGTGGTCTGCAGGAGAATGTCGCCGGGAGGAAGCTCCTCCGGAAATCGATTCGTATCGGCGAATACGAAGGAGTTGAAGACCATCTCCTCGTTGACGTGACGACTTCCGCTGCGCCGGAAGGCGACCCTCGCAGTTCCGTCTCCAACGGCGGACATGGTGAGAAGTCGCTTGATAATGCGCATCAGCGTCGTCTTACCGCTGCCCTCGGGCCCGTAGAACAAGACATGCTTCGGGGGTCCCCCAGAGAGCATTGACCCGATCACAGTCTCGAACTTGATTCGGTCCTCGGGGGGCAGCAGTCGATCTACCAGCTCGTTGTAGGCCCTGAGCGCCTGACTCATTATCGGTACCTCCGAGTCTGCGGCTCCTCGCCATAGAGTTCCTTTTCGACATCGCCCAGGATGCCGTCCGCGAAGTGAGCGACGATCGACGACACCCTCTCGAGGCTCTTATGGTAGATCCTCTGACGGGCGGACCCCGGAACAACCTTTGCGGCCGTTCGGATCGCCGTCCTTCCGAACAAAGTGCCAAGAATGACACCCGTAACGAACTTCTTGGTCATGGCTTACCCTCCTTGATTTTGCGTATTCGACACGTTAGCGGATCTTTGTGATTGTCGACATTGAAATATAGGCCTTTGAAGCTAACCTTGCCGCGAATCCAGTCCCGGCCCTCGGCGAATCCATGTGCCCATACCCCAAAGTCGACGTAACCGTCGCCGAATTCCGAGTCCCGAACCCATCCGAGCATATTGCCCCATCGATCCGGGGCAAAGCCGAGAAGGGACAGGACTTCGTTCAGCGAGATATACCCTCGAGACCTCAGAATATCGTTCGCCATGTCCTGGATCATCTGGACGAACATGGCGTTATTCTTGAGGTCCATGGAGTCCCAATTGGGGTTCAGATCATCGAACACTCTGGCGTGCCGAAAGGCACGGGACTTTTTCAAATCTTCCCCTGCCGCTTGAACCTGAAGAATATGGCTAACACCTGACCCTCAGACATTTTGTCTACCTTCGAGGGCCAGGTCTTACTATTAGGGTAGGCCCGTTTGATCAACTCCATCTTCTGGAATATGTCGCCGGTCATGAACGTGGCCTACTACCGTCCGGTGTTGATAGGTTCGGGCTCGGGGAAAGTGATCCCGTAACCCCCACTCGTCAGAGGGACGGGGCGAGCGCGGTTCAGGTTGTACCAACCCCACTCCTCGTCGGTGCTCTTGGGCACCACGTCGGGGATGAGATTATAGTAATCGCCAACCGTGGCGTGGCCGTATTTCTCAATGATCCCCTCGAGCGAGAGGAGAATATTGACAGCGTCCTGGCGAGACTCGAAGACGAACTGCTGAACAGCGTTCGAACGGCGGACGACCTTCGGCTGGTACATTCCGGTCTGAGTGACTGGGGTCGGATTACCCATCGTCCGGATGACCGGGGCATTGGTCGCGTACCTATTGTACGGAATATGGGTTTGCTGACCTGACGGTGGATGGGTAATGCTGGGGCGATCCTTGGGGGCGAGCTTCTCCGCTACAGCTTGCTGAAAGCCGGTCGTCACTTGACCAAGCGCTGTGAGAAGCATGTCACGGGCGGTAGGGAGAAGCATATCCTTGATGAACCAATCTCGGAAGTTCTCCCCCTCCTCTACGAACATCTCTCGGAACTGCCGCCAGACAGATTTCTTTCGGGGTGTGATCTTCCCCTCGGCATCGACCGGAGTTATGTTCTTCTTTTCGGGAGCCTCGGACTTGTCCTCGGAGGCCCGACTCTTCGAATTGTGGCTGTTACCAGGAAAATCCATGGCTACCCTTTCGAAAAACCCAAACCCCATGCGGGGTTCGGGATTGAGTAGTTAAGCGGTCAGTTCCTTCTTGGGCTCTTCGTCAGGGCCGAAGTAGTCGTCTGCCTTGTTGTTGACGGCCTTCTCGATCTTCGAAAGAAGAACGGCAAAGGCGCCAGCAACGAGGAACTTGACGATGTCCTTCTTGTTCTGGGGCTTGAGCATTGCGGGTTTCCAATCCAATAGGGGTCTCATTATAGGCCTTGTAAAATATGCGAGACCCCCGTTGAAGTCAGTGATTGTTACGTCGACGCTGTGGCCTGGTACCGAAGATCTTGCAGACATACAGCGAGATCTCCCACTTGGGACAGACCTTTCCGTCCGAGCATTCCTCTTGCGTTTTGTTGCAGTTGGGGCAGCAGTTCGTCCTGGTCTTTTGATCCATTGCGCTTGCGTCCCTTCGATACCTGGTACAAATATGATGCGATGATTGGGGCACATGTTTCTCACACCGAGGGGGAGGGTGGGTGAGCTACGGCTGTCGTTTAGTCGACCAGCATCCGGAATATGGCTTCGAGAGACCCCTCCCACCGTCACCATTGCTGGTCGCCCCTTTTCATCGCGGATTGATCAGGCCACGTTACGCATCGTCTTGCGTCGCAGGCCGATCATCAGATACCGCCGATCCCAGTCCTTCTCGTTGGAGCCCGCGATACGCCGGAACTCAGCCTCATCCATGGCGAGCAGTTCCTCGTCTGAGTACGACCGGTCCTGAACCTCGCCCTCGGCGATCTTCTTCTGAATATCGGCGGGCATGATCGAGGCGAAGAACGAGAACCCGGCATCGGGCATTCCGATCAGCTCACCGAAGAACGCCTCGTAAGCGCCGCATCCCTTGAACCTCCTTACGACGCTCTCGTCCTTGATGATGAGATCGTCCTCTCGGATGCCGACTGAACGGAACAGCATCTCCTGCCAGAGGTCAAGCATCCGACGACTGTCCTGGTTGTCGGCGATCTCCTTGAGATATGCCCCGGGGTCCTTCATATGGGACAGTTCCATCTCGACTATGTCCGTCTTTCCGAGGGAGAAATACCACTCGGACTGTACGTCGGTTCCGTCAGGGGTCTGGTGGGTTATGATCTTTCGGACAGGCATTGCTTTCTCGTTTCTCTTCGTGTTTTAGCAAGCGGAAGGGGCGGCACGTAGAATATGACTCCCGCGCACCGCCCCGACGTTCAGCGGGTGTTGATCAGGCGGCGGACTCGTCGCTCTTGACGACCTCACCGGTGACCGGGTCAACGGCCGAGTTCAGCTCATCGTCGTAGACGAACTGCGACTCGACGTCCTCCTCGGTCTCCTCGACGGCCTGCTTCGCGGCGAACTTGGCGAAGGCCACGGCGGCCAGGGCTACGGAGACGGCCACACCGGCGACGACCTTCTTGTTCTCCTTGAGCTTCTCGGTCACGCCGACCAGACGCTCCTTGAAGGACTTCTTACCACCTTCGACGACCTCCAGCTCCGGAGCCTCGGGGGTCTCCTCAACGGACTGGGTCTCGAGCGCCTTCTTCTCGCTCTGCGCCGGTACCACGAGCTTCTCCTCGGCAGCCTGGGCGGCGACGGACTCGGCGGTGACCTTGACGTTCTTGTTGTTCGACATGCTGGGGTTTCCTCTTTCAGTTTCTCTTAGGCTGGAAATGACGAGGTTGCAGCCCAATATGAGCTGTGGGTAGTGCCCCATTCTCGCCTCACTGGGGCACAGAAGGTGTTACCCTCTCTTCAATAGAGGTGGGCGTACCGGTGATTCGGTCGGTTGACGAAGTCGATGACGAGACACGGAACGTTGTTCTTTGTGAGCGCCGTTGTGTAGTTGAGCTCGAGCTTGTCGTTCGAATCCCAGCCGAGTTCGTCGGAGGCACCGATGGGCGCAAGGCCGATCAGGTGGTAGAACTCCGTCAGCGACAAGTGGGTGCTGTTGATCAGCTCGTGATTGAAGTCGTTCACGGCCTTCCGGATCGACTCCATGTCGCTCACGAAATATCGATCCGACCACTTGTCCCGGCAGAGGACGCTCCCCTGCTGAGCGGCGAGAGCGAGCACCGTTGGGTTCGGCGGGTTGGTCGCGACATGATCCTCGGCGATCTCGTCACGAATCGCCTGCTCCTTGCCCTTGCCGACCTTCTTCAGCGTCTTCTCGCGGTACTCCTTGAAGCTCTTCTCAGCGAACGCGTAAGCCGAAGCCATGGCAGCAGCCCGGCGCTCACTCACGCGGTTGGCGCAGATGGTCGCCGTGATGGTCATCGCCAGACAGGTCGCTGCCGGAATATAGACCTTCCAGGTGAGTTCAGCCTTCATCCGAAAGTCGATCTCCGGAATATCGCTGCCGTCGACCGCGTTGGCCTCATTCCGGTGGTCCTCGGCATCTCGGATGATCTCCGAAGCCCGGAATGCACCCTTGGCTGCCAAATATACGGAGGTGATAGCGCCCGAGACGCTGAGTGCGGTCAGAATCGCCGGAGAATTGTTCGCGGCGACCTTACCTGCACGCTTGAACAGCGCGCTGAAGTCCATGATTGAAGCTCCTCTAGTGTCGCCGTCCGGCGATTCTGATGCGGGGGTAGATCTACTTACTGGACTTGGAGAGCCGGATAGTGCTGGTCTGCCCGAGCATGGTGAACTTGTAGCTGATGTTGCCGTTCTTGTACTCGAACATCTTCGACTTGTCCTGTGAGCCGAACATCGATGACTCCATTCTCTTCTGGGCGTCCGGATCTGCCTTGGACTCGAGCTTGAACGAATCCGACGCATTCTTATCTGAGACCTGGAATGAACCCATCCAGTAGAGAGAGCTGGAGTCTCGAGAGTTCATCCAAATCTGAATCGTGTCGTCGTTGACGGACGCCGTCATGCGAACACCGACATCTTCGATGTTGGACTGCTCCCAGTCCCCCACCAGAGTTAAGACCCTCGTGATCTTGTCGTCGGCGCTGACGGTATCGATCTCGTTACTTCCACACCCTGCGAGCAAGGATATGGAGGCTAGAGCCGCCATAGGGAAGATCAGGGTCTTACGCACCGTCTTGCTCCTTCTTCGCCTCGAACTCCATGATGAATATCCTGTCTTGTCGTCGTATCCTAGCGGTCTTCGTACGAGGTCTTGCTGAACCCCGGAGTCCCCTTGGCGTAGGAATCGTTAGTCGGCCAGGCATTCTCGGCCTCGTAGTCGTTGAATTGACGGACCTTCTCCAGGGCGTTCAGCCTCATGCGGTAGTTCACGGCGACCGCCGTCGCGCCAGAGCTGGTTCTTAGTCTTACCCATCACTTCACCGAACACAGGTAGCAGCCTTTCTAAATATGGCGAAACCCAAACCCCATGCGCGGGTGCGCTAGGGGCGTGGGATTGAGATCAGTTCTCGGCGGGGGTCTCGTCGGTGTCGTCGGTCTCCGGCTCGAAGCCGTCTTCGTTGTCCTCGTCGCTGAGCTTGTTGATCAGGACGATGGCGGCGACAGTAGCCGCAACGGCTCCGGCAGTGACGAGCGCGAACTTCTTCAGGGCCTGCTTTCCAGCAGCCTCTTCGGAGGTGGGCTCGCCCTTGTCGGAAGCCATCTCGGCCTTCTTCGCCTCCACGGCCTGCATGGCACGCGTGAGGAAGGAGGGCTTCTTCGAGTTGGGGTTCTCGGACATGACTGGGTCTCCAATCGTTAGGGGTCTCATTATAGGACGTGTATTTCTTGCGAGGGTTGTTCAGCCCTTACGGGTCCGACGCTTCGTCGGCTTCTTGCGTTCGTCCTCGAGCAGGGCGGGCGCCACCCTTATGCCGGGGGTGTTGTTCGAGTCGGGGCCCCACATCCCGAGGAGCGTGATGCGCTTCTTCTCGAGAATATCGGAGATGCCCGCCTCGATGGCGTTCGGAGTCACGGTCACCCAGACCAGCGGGTAGTTCGGGTCGGGGCGTTCGATCTTAGCCTGCATAGGAGGGGTACCTCTTCGACTTCTTGACTCGGCGGTTGATGACCTTCCCCGCCGCTGCGAGTGCCACGGAAATGACACCGATGACAGCGACCGGGTTCTCATTGAACTCTTCCTTGAGCCGCTTCAGACCCTCGTTCATGCTTCACTCCCCTTGGAATATGACTTGACCGACTTCACCAGTTGCCGTATGGCGATCCCGGTAGCGACCTTGAGACCCAGTACGATGACCAGGTTGATGACGACACGTCGGAACGGAGGGTCCCAGAAGGGTTCCTCCTCGATGACCTCTTCTTCCTCTTCAGGAATCAGCGTCACCAGCTTCGGCGGTTCCATCGAAAATATCCCCCTCCCAGGCGAAACCCAAACCCCATGCTAGGGGTTTGAGATTGAGGTCAGTTCTCCTGGTTGTTCTCCTTCTTGGTCTTCTCGGCCTTCTTCATCTGGAACTTAGCCACGGCGTAGCCGATCACCAAAAAGGCCGCAGTGGCGGCAGCCGACTGAACGGTGCCCATGGCGGCTGCCTTGGCGATCTCCTTGCCGAAGCTGGTTTCCTGAGTCTCGACGGTCTTCTCGTCCATGACAGGTATCCAATCTTGTGGGTTACGGGTCTCGTTATAAGGCATGTAATTCCTGCGAGGTTGTGGGAAAATACCCGCCTGGGGAATTTGGAGAATCGAAACCCAAACCCCATGCGGGGGTCTGGGCTTGAGATCAATCAGATAAAGAAGGTGTCGATGGTCTCGGTGCTTCCGTCAGCGAACTCAACCTCACCGGCGACGTGCTCGTTCCACATGATCATTCCGACCTTGAAGAACTCATCCATGAGGTTCTTCTTAGTCTCCTTGTCAGTGGTCGAGCCCATCTGGGCGGCGATGTCGTTGATCTTCTGAACGAACTCAGCGTGGTCCATGATCATTCCAATCCGAGTAGGGGTCTCATTATAGGGCATGTAATTTCTGCGACCCCCACCCGTTGGAATATGGCGAAACCCAAACCCCATGCGTGGGGTTTGAGATTGAGGTCAGTTCTCGTTGGTGTCTTCGTAAATCGTCAGATAGTAGACGTTGTTCAATCCGCTCTGCTGAACGACCACGTCCTCGCGCTCTAGGAGCGCCTTCTTTTCATCGCCAGTCACCTCCGGGAGGGGCACGAACTCAGTAGCGTTCTTAATTGCTTTGAGTGCGAGCGCCGTGGAGGCGGCAGCGGTGAAGGCGATCACGCTGGGGGCGTAGGTCTTGATCTTCTGCTTGAGGGAGGACATCTTCTTCTTGGCGTTCTCGTTCATGAGGAATCCAATCCGAGATAAGGGTCTCATTGTAAGCCTTGTAAAATATGCGACCCCTTAGAGAATCACTCCCATTTTGACCTTAAGCAACGGAAACTCAAACCCCATGTAGGGGGCTTGAGATTGAGATCAATCCTGGTCGGCGCTTTTGGTCTTCTTGACGGCTATCTGACTAACGGTGTCAATAGCCTTGACAGCGGCGTAAACACCAATCGCGGCGATAGCAATATGTTTCACGACCGTCTTTCCGTGTTCGGCAATTGCCTTGACGGTCTCGGGGTGAAGAATATGCGTCTCTTCGGTAATGGTGTCTGTTGCCTTCTGGTTCTTAGGCTTGTCGACAAACGTAATCTGAACGGCCTTCTTCTTGAACACAACAAGGTCCAATCGATAGGGGTCTCATTATAGGCCGTGTAAAATATGCGAAACCCAAGCCCCTTGCGGGGCATGGGCTTGAGGCTCAACGGTTGTAGCGGTAAGTCATGTAGGCGAACTGGTACTCGCTCTCGAACTCTTCGCGGGTCCGGATCTTGTCCTCGAGGAACATCTTCACCACAACCTCGGTTGCGTGACGCCTGGCGTCGATCTCAGTCTGGATTTCCTTCTGAGCGACGCGGTGCATCGCGTAACCCTTGATGATGAAGATGCCGCCGAGAGCAGCGGTGGCCACGATGTATCCGAGAGCGATCTTGTCAGCCTTGTTCATGATACTTCCAATCGTTAGGGGTCTCATTATAGGGCATGTAAATTCTGCGATACCCCTAAAAGAATCGCTCCCATTTTGACTCAAACCCAAAACCCAAACCCCTTGCGGGGGTCGGGCTTTGAAACTGCTAGAGGTGTGCGTTGATGATCCTGGCGAGATCGATCTTCTTCAGTTCATGAAGATTTCGGTTGTGGGTGATGGCCCGCACTCCGTCTCGAAGATTCACGTATACACGGAATCCACTTTCGGAAATGCGAATCGCACCGATGGGCCGGTTCTTCAGATCGTCGTAGATCTCGATCTCTTCCTGAGACATCATTGCTGTGCCTTTCATAGGGGTCTCATTATAGGCCTTGTAAAATATGCGACCCAAAAAACCCACAGAGAGTGGTAAGAGGCAAAAAACAGACGGCATGCAAACCTTGTTGGGGCCTACATACCGTCTGTCCGGTCGTCCGGGTCGGACGCTTTCTCAGTTGATGAAGGTCACTTCTTGACGAAACTGAGAGCAGCCTTTGAGGCGATCACGTGACCGTGCTCGTAGCTGATGATGATCAGGATTCCAGCGAGAGACGACAGCGCAGCGACCCACTGGTCCTTACTCACCTTCTGCTTGGAATCAACTTCCTGCAGCTTGTAGAGCTTGGCCAACTGGTCGCTTACGCGGTTGTACTCTTCGCTGTCCTCCGGCGTATTCGCCAGCGTTTCGAACAGTCGCGCGATCTCCTTCCGGAGGTCACTCGGTTCCGACTTCTTGAACTTCTTCAGCATGGACAAAGCAGTTCCTTCCGTAGGGGTCTCGTTATAGGCCGTGTAAAATATGCGACCCCGGCGACCTGTTGTTACTCGTTGGTGTCATTTTCGATCTTGAGAATCGCCACGGGTTTGTTGACGAAGCTCAAAGGAGACTCGTGATGGAGTTGAATAGACGCCATCTGGTCGCCGTCGAGCTTGATCGTCCCGTCATAGGCGACCGAACTGTTGTTGTACGAGACTGTCGAGACCCCCACGAGGAGACCTACGAAGGCGTTGACTGCCGCGATTGTACCGACGACTTCCTCTGCATTCGGGAAGCCCCAGAGCTGGGAGAGCGTGAAATATAGCGTGCCTACTGCCGGTAGTACGATCGTGGCCGTGTACTTGAGTACGCCGTAGGTCTTATCCCCCAGAAGGGGCCTCTTACTCTTGGCGTGTGACGACTCGTACATGATTGATCGCTCCCTCGTTTGGGTCTTGGAATATCTCGTTGTGTCGATTCTGTTTGAACGGGAGCAAAGCGACCCCGTTCATGACGCGCTCGGCTAGACCATTCCCGCCGAGTTCCTTGTAGGGCTCGTAGAAGAGACGAAGCTCTTCGTACTCATCCTTGGTGACGAATCCCTGCTCGATATACGCAATACCCAGCGTCGTGATCATGTTGTAGGCGACCCCCATCATCAGACGTGCGGTAGCGTTTTTCACACGGTCCTTGCGCTGAAGCCTGAACTGCAAATAAGCCCAGAAGCCCGATGAAGCGCCAAGTGTTACGAGGGAAGTCAGGACCAATTGCAGCCATGTCTCCATACGAACCCTCCCCTAAATATCCCGCTGTGTTATGTCGTTCTCTTCCAGACCCCTACGCTTTTACCCCATGGTTCGGCGATTTTCCAAATACCGCCGACGTTCACGTAGGGGACTGCAAGTTTCCATACTGAACCTACCTTTACATAGGCTCCGGCAATGGTTCTGATGCTGCTGGGCCCAGACCAAGCACTCCATCCAACCGAATTTTTCGCCCTCGTTCGGAAGTAATATAGAGTTCCCGGAGTTAGACCTGTAACCGTTTGGGGTGACTTGGCGGATACGGTGGTTGTCGGAGATCCGGTCGAGCTAGTGGAATATCCGATCTCATAACCCGTGATGGTAGATCCACCAGTACCGTTCGCAGTGAATGCTACGTCTACGCTGTTCATTCGAACTGCAGCCAATAGCGGTACAGTCGGGGGATCTGGGGGTTTTAGCGTTTTCGCGGTTGCCCGACCTGACCATGAACTCCAACCCAGGGAGTTGTGGGTTCTAGCCCAGAAGTAATATGTCGTTCCTTGCGTCAGACCCGTGATAGTCGTGGATCGGTCTGAACTTACGTACTTCTGGGGGGAGGTCGAACTAGTCCCGTAACCGATCTGCCTAGAGTCGATCGCATCACCGCCATTGGAGCCGTCTGAAAATGTTGCATATACGGACGTCGCGGTGATGTTGGATATGGACGGAGTACTCGGCTTTGCTGGAACGGTGTCCCGTGCGATCGCCTGACTGAAAGTCGTCGGGCCGCCGATACCTGTAGCACTGGAGCCTTCAAGTAGACGGAACGTTACCGTTTGAGACTTGGTAACCCTTACTTCCCCGACTTTGTACCAGTTGGCCCCAGTCGGGTAGTTGATCGTCTTGTAGGTGGTCTTCCCGTTTGCGGTCCAGTTGAACGGCATACCGTTCCACCAGTCGCTGGAATATCCTGCTTTGAACCAGAACTCGACATCCGATCCAGTATCCCGGATCATCATCGTTCCGGTGAGACCGGTTGTCTTCTTGTAGTCGACCATATGCGCCGCTAGCTTATGATCTTGAAGTAAATATCGCCGTCATTGCCGCCGGTCGGGTCACCGGTCCCAGACGTGATGCCTGCTGCGGTTCGGTAGCCCGCTTTTCCTGTAGGGATGAGGGACTTTACCGCAGCGATGAGATCTCGAGTCCTGTTGATCTCCCTTGCCCCCCAGCGAACCCGGCCTTCTTCTCCGGTTTCCGGGACCAATGGGTATCCGGCAGCTTGCGCTGCGTCTCCGACAGCCATACCTAACCTCCCTTACTCTTGAAAATATCAGGGCTGCTCAGACCAAGTCGACCCATCTTCATTGAGGTCATACCAGGTCTTGTTGTTCATCCAAGACAGCCACGAGCCGGTATTGATGAAGGTGTTGAGCGTCAACGTAGGATATGAACGTTCGCCTTCTTGATCGGAGACGAAGATCTGTTCGGTAATCCGCATGTTGTTTGTCACGCCGTCAGTATTGCGCATCTCGACAATATCGCCGAGGTTGTAATGCGTGCCGTACTTGTACTGACTGAACTGGCTGATCTCCCCATCAAGGCTCTGAATTGCCTGATTCTTGGAGAGTTCTTCTTTCCCTCTTTGGATCAGTGCAGAAGCAATATCCGGGTTCTCAGCCGTAATATCGCTGGCGTTCACCACCAAGATCCTACGTTCGAAACCCTCGACTTCAGGATCGACGCCCACTGGATAAACCTTCTGAAAACCAGCAGGAGAATATACATAGGCTACGTTCTTGGCCGTTTCAATCGTGGTGAGCTCCTTGACGTTCTGCAAATTGTCGAGCTCAGGAGTGAATACGACCGGAGGGAGAACTGTTTGTGACGTAGTTCTGTCGCTCCCGGTGTAAATATCGAAGTAGAGCTTAGAGGTGTCGTAGTACCGCAGCATGCGGAACCCGAGATTCCAAACGTCCCCGATACTCTTGATCGCATTGTAAACTGTCGTGGGTTCCAACTCCACTGTGATGGGATCTATGGGTTCGGGGATTGTGTCCTCGGGCATGAAAGTCCCTTCGATGATGAAGGGGATAATATCGCCCGGGTCCAGGATTCCCGTGACACAAATATCGTGGAAGATCTTACGGGCAACATCTGCGGGAGGACCGGTGATCACCCATTTCGGCGACGTTGTCAGATCAGAGAGGGAATCCTTGGCTATTCGGTCTTCGAGGATGCTCTCGATAGAACGACCCTTTACCGAGAGCATTTTACGCCCCTCGGAATCTACAGAATCCTCCACGGTTTCTACCGTCATGACTCGATGGGACTCGTTCATAGCGAGCAGCATTCCAGTTTTCAGGAGAGTTCGACTGTCGTTCGTCGACTGAATATCCAACTGGAAGTCGCCATAAGCCTGGTACCTCTCGGTCCAGATAAGAGATTCGAACCGATCGATGACTTCCTGCCGACGGAGGAGAGGATCAAGGGTATAAACCTCCATCACAGACCTCCGTACCTGTTCACGTATTGAACGTCAACTGGAATAGCCGCCCCGGTTGCGTAAATACGAATACCATTGGTCCCCCTCTTTAGCTCAATCCATTTGGATTGCGGAGATATCCCGTAGAGGACTGAGCTGATGGTTCCGCCTCGGTTCAGGGTTGCCCCCTTGTCGCCTTGTACGGTACTAATTGTCAGCACGTCTCCGGCGATCAAGGGGGCGTTGTCGAACGTGAGTGTTTGAGTTTCGCCGCTGGGGATGCGGTGGTAAACCGTCAACTCGTCGACGTCCCGGTCTACGGTAAGGGTAATGACGACCCCAGTTTCGACAGTTCCGAGGTAATCGAAATATGTCTCGACAGTATCGGTTGTCAGTAGACCGGGAATGGACTCCGAGGTGAGCTCGTAGAAGTCGGGCTGAAAGCACATGATGGAAATATCCATCGTCGGCTCCTGCGCGAAGTGATCCGGGTCGCAAGTCTCTACGACGCCGGGAATCTCGACTACGAGCCCATCCTCGAGGAACCACTGCATGGCGATCCGGGCCTTTGGCATGAAAAAATCATAGAGCTTATTTCTCAGGCTTCGGACCGTTTCGATCGCTGGATCAGGGTCGAGTTCCAGCTTGAATTTGATGTTTCGGGCTTCGCGTTGACTCGACTGGTATTGCTTTCCGTCGATACCGGCAAAACTCGACGACACCAAAGTCGCCTTGACAGGACCTAGCCCATCAATATCGGCCACAATGAACCCCGAAGAGGAGTCCGAAAGGACCAGCTTGAACAGGTCGCCCTGAACATTACGAACCTCGACCCTTTCCAGCATTACGTCAGAGCTCCCTTCGTTGTTGACAGTTGGTTCTTAGTCTGACGGTAGATTTCCGCCGCAGACAGAGCCTTCGGCGAATAGTTGTTCTGGATGTAAGAGAAGGAATTAGCAGGAACCCCCTCAGACTGATCGGAAATAAGAGCCTGCCTAGACGCGTAAGACGAAGCGACGTACTTAGCCTTAGCGTACGAAGAATCGGTGGATATCGATCCCTGGCTGAGCAGGCCCCCTATCTGGTTGGAATTTCTCCGAATGTTGGAAAGATCCAGAACCGGAGTGATGACGGGTTGGGCGTCTACGTCCTGCGCGATGAGATCGGAGAATCCGGAAATAGTCTTCCGAAGAGAGTCGACGGCAGCCAGACCGGTACGTGCGGCAGACCGTTCGACCATTCCAGACATTTCGTCAAGGCCCTTGATAAGACCCTGCGCGGAATATCCGCCAACCTCCATAAACGCCCTGGACGGAGACTTGATCCCCAACTTCTTCTTGATCGACTTGACCATCGTCGAAGCAATGGCGTCCATCTGCTTCTCGAGCGCCTTCTGCTGGGACTTGAGTCCGTTCAGAAGACCCTTGGCCGAGTCCACGCCCGCTTGATATAGCGCGTCCGAACCCGTCTTGCCAATATGAGCGCCTACGACATCGAGATCCTTACCGAGGTTGTTGACCTCGTTGATGCCTTCGATACCCTTGTCTAGAAGCTCGTTGATGAACGGCAGAGCACTGGGTCCCTGCTCCAACAGGTCCTTGTATAGTTCGTCATTGAGACCAAACCCACGAAGCCTCTGAAGCGCATTCGAGAACAACTTTGCGTCCTCGATCTGCTTCTTGAGGCTCTCGACGTAACTCGCGTATGTCGTCTCCTTGGTGGGTGACGAAATATCGGAGTACTTGTCAGTGATCTGCTTCCTATAGTCATCTCTCGTTTTGATGGCTGCCTTATAGGCATCGTCAGCAGCCTTGATCTTGTCTGTTAGAACGTCATACTGGTTGGCGAGCTTCCCCAGTGTCGAGCGTTCATCGGTGAGCTTCTTGGTAAGCTCGGAATATGCTGCGGCGGCCTTTCTACGCTCTGAAGAGGACGCTTTGGAGCTCTTAGAGAGGTCCTTCAGCATCTTCTTCAGGTCGTTGAAGGCGTCGTAGATTTGTTTCTTGTTTCCGTCCAGACCCTTTCTGAAACCGTCGTTGACGTAGTTACCGACCTTCTCGAACTCCTTCGAGGGTGAGTGGATTCCAAGGAAATTCTTCGCTGAGTCGAGAGCGGACTTTGCCACATTCATGGCTGCGTTCTTGATCTCGCCCAGGCCGTTACCGATACCCTTTACCATACCCTTGATGATCGCAACGGCGAGCTTTCCGCCCTCACGACCGAGCTCTCCAGAGTTGGCATCAACAGCCTTACGGACTCCCTTGATGACGTCGATCACCATATCGAAACCGGCATCAACGATCTTGGGTACATGCTTGCCCAGGGCCTTGAGGAACTCGGTGATTACTCGAGACGCAGCCTCAACCATCTTGTCGACATTGTTAGCAATACCGTTGAGAATTCCCGTAATGAGCTTGAGACCGGCGTCCACCATCTTCGGAACGTACTCTTTGAGCTTCCGGAGAAGCGTCAATAGCAGTTTGAGCAGGGCGTCGACGATCTTGGGCGTAACCTGGACCACTGCGGATATGAGAGCTTCGAGTACCGTCACAAGGGCCTTGGTAATCGAAGGTCCTGCTGTGGCGATGACTTCGGCGAAGGCGATGAGACCCAAGCCGATCTGTTTCATAACCTCGGGGATGAGGCCAATCAGACCCGCCACGATTCCGATGATCATAGCTGTCGCAGCGGAACCGGCCGCAGCCAGAGCCGTGAGACCGGCAGCAAACAGGAATACGCCTGCTCCAGCAGCCAACAGACCGACGCCCAATAGAGCGATGCCGACGCCCAGGCCGATGATGGCCGGAACGACCGGGGCCAGGATCAAACCAGCCAGACCGATGACCACAAGGGCACCGGCGAGCATGACAAGACCCTTTCCGATCTCTTCCCATGTCATCTCCCCGAACGCGACGAGAACCGGGTGGAGAACCCACAGCGCAGCCGACACGACCAATAGTGCTGCTGCACCAGGAAGCGTCCCGGGCATTAGCAGGAGGGCCCCGGCGATGATCCCGAGGGTTCCCGCCAACAGGACCATGGACTTGGCAATCTCTTCCCAAGAGAACTCTGACATTTTGACGAGAACGTCGGTAACCCGCTGAAGAGCAAGCGCTGTGATCATCAGAGCTGCTGCAGCAAGCGGGGCGGTCGGCGGGATAATATAAAGAGCCGCTGACATGATGGCGAGAGAACCCGCCATTGCCGTCAAACCCTTAGCAATCTCTCCCCAAGACATGGTGCCCATCTTCTTGAGCACATCGGCGACCTCGCCCATCGAAAGAGCCACCAGAAGGACAGCGGCTCCCGCAAGAGGAGCAGTCGGCGGGATGAGCTTGAGGGCTCCGGAAATGAGAATGAGACCGCCGGAGAGGGCAGCAAGCCCCTTACCAATATCCTCCCAGGACATTTTCGAGAAGTCCTTGACCGCACTGGCGAGGATCTTGATCCCTGCCGCCAGCAAGATAATTCCGACACCCTGAGCGATGCCGCCCTTGTTAACCTTGGCGAACCTCGTGAAAAGCGCCAACGACCCAAGCAGCGTCCCAACGCCAACAAGACCCTTGCCCAGTTCATTCCAGTCGAGTTTGGCCAGGTCCTTGACCGCGCTCACCAGGATCTTGATCGCACCTGCGAGAATAACCAGACCGATGCCCGTGGAGATCATGCCCTTTGGATTCGGCATCAGTTTGAGCGATCCGACGACCAGTCCGAGGGTCACGGCAAGACCTGTGAGACCCTTTGCCAGCTCATTCCAGTCCAACTCCGACAGTTCTTGTACGGCCTTGGAGAGAATAAGAACGGCTGCGGCCAACAGGATCAGAGACCCCATCACGAATGGCAGCTTGGCGAACCCTCCATAGCCGATGACCTTTGTAAATATGGCCATGGAGCCTAGAAGCTGTCCGAACAGTACTGCCATGGCGGCGCTAGCTCTTGTCAGACCTTCTGCATCGATCTTTGAAAGCATGTTCATCGACACTGCAAGAACGCCGACAGCCAGTGCGATCTGGAGAAGCGTAGCCGCCTTCAGAGTGTTCTGCATGGTTCCGAAGACGCCGGTCATGTCCTCGACGGCATCGGATATAGTTTCTAGAATTCCGCCGATCCCGCCTCCCCCAAATCCCCCAAGGAACTTGGATATGACGAGGAACAGGCCCGTAAGAGCACCCGTGTTGATCCCCGCCAGGACGTTCTCGAAGTTGAGCCCATCGAACAGCGTTCCGCTCTCGATCCCGATGGATTTGAAGACCTGAGATATCTTGTCCCCGATCTCCTTGAAGAAGTCAGCCACCTTCTTCATGACCGTGAGCGTTTTCTCCCAGGCGGTCGATACCACCTCGCCCAGCCGACCAAGCGGTTCGAGCTTCGAGGACATCTTCTCAATGCTCTTCTCGGCGCCCTTGGAGTCAGCGTCTTTGAATAGCGATCCCAAAAATCCGGCAAGCTTCTGGATGAGCTGGATCGGAACCTTGAGGACCGTACCGAGACCCTTGAAGAAGTTCTCTAGCCCCCTACCCTCCTTGATCCCCTTACGAAGAGCGACCAGAAAATCGCCGATCTTGGCGGTGAAATTGAGGAATCCACCAGAACCCTTGGCGACCTGTCCCGCGAGATCAAATATAACGCCAACAACACCCTTGACGACGTCGAACACAATCCCGAAGACCGCGAACACGCCAGCAAAGGTTCGCCTCAGTTTCTCTGCTGTATCGCTACCAATCTTGAGCTTCTCGGTGAAATCCCGGAAGTTCTTGGTCATCTCGGCAAGCTGCTTGCCGGTGGTGGCTGGGAATATCTGTCGGAAGGCATCCTTGATAGGGGTGACTACCGACGCGAAACCCTTCACCGCATTGGTGATACCCTGGATCAGATCGTCTCGACCGCCGAGAGCCTTCCAGTCCTTGAGCATCTTGTTTCGTGCGTCGGAGGACTTCTGGAGCAGCCCGCCAACCGAGTCGCTGATGCTGGTGAACAGACCCTTGGCTTCTTTGAAGTCACCAAATATGGTCTGCCATGTCTGGGCCCATCCAGATCCGAGCTGTTCCTTGAACGTCGAGAAGAGCTGGGTTGCGGTCTTCACCTCGGTGGCCGCACTCTTCGCCATCCTGGCCTGTTCTTGAATGGCCTTGATCTGAGCCTTGCTGAATCCTTCTGCGGCAAGTTCAGCATCCGTAAGATCGCCCGTGAATTGGGACAGAGTCTTGGTCAGGACGTCAGATGTGAGCCATGATGGACCGTTGACGGATGAAATTGAGTTCCGAAACGATTCGCCATTGATGGTGACGTTTTTCATGTCACCTGACAATTTGACGGCGCCGTCGTCCAACTCGCCCATTGTCACTGCAGTTTGAGCCAGAGCACGCTGAAAGACCGTACCGCCCATTCCCGCATTGACTACGGAGTTCCAGTCTTCGAGAGAGACCGTACCTGACGAAATGGCCTGCGAGAGCTGGTACATAGCACCGGCCGCTTGCTCCGAGTTCGAGCCCGAAAGTGCCGCCAGGTTGGCGATACCCTTAATCGCAGAGGTTGCGGGCTTCAGACCAACACCAGCAGCCGTAAAGGTACCGATGTTCTTCGCCATTTCGGAGAAGTTGTAGATGGTCTGGTCGGAGTAGTGGTTGAGTTCATCCAGAGTTGCAGTGACATCCTCGAGGGTTGTACCCGCAGCCTGCGTGTTGGCTAGGATGGTCTGGATCGAGTTCATGTTCGTCTCGTACTCACGGAAACCATCCATGATCGGAGCAAACGTGAATGAGTTTAGCATCTGCGTAGCGGCCTGCTGAGCCCTTGCGCCAATGCTGAGAAGAGCACCCTGAGCTACAGTGGCCAACGCCGAGAACCGCTGGGCTACGCTCTGGACCCCATTCTCGAGGTTCTTCAGTGAGCCCTTCTGCTTGTCCGCCTCATCGGTGCTCTGTTTCAGCTTGGTGTAGAACTCGCCAACCTTCTGACCGCCTTCGGAAACTTTCTCCCCGAAATTTTTCGCAGCGGCGGATACTGACTCGATTCCTGTAGAAAATCGATCGAGAAAAGATCGGTTGGTTGCCATGTTCTGGGCGAAGCCCTGGCTGGCCTGTGCTACCCCCGCGAGGCCCTTCTGCGCCCCCTGGAGCTGGAGGCTCTTGTTGAGGGCTTCGAGGGAGCGGATCGTCTGCTGAACACCCTGTTGGAACTCGGCGCTCTGGAACTTCATCTGAACGACGCGTTCGTCGATAGCGGTCATGCGGATGTCACCGCCTTCCATACCTGATCTGCGATGTTTTCAAATATAGGTTTCATCGCGGGGTTGATGTAGTCTGTTCCCTGTACGTAGCCGCCAGTACCGGTTCCATACCCGTACTGAAGCATGATTGCTACGGGGAAGCCGTTCTCAATATCTTTGTTGGTCCAAGTTATCGCGACCGACTTCCCGTTACGCTCGATCGTGTAACCCCAAGAATCCGAGGCCAAACCGGAATCTTTAGGTATCGCAGCCCTGAGAGCGGAGACGCCTTTTTGCGCCTCCCCCTCAAGTGACCGGTAAATATCCTCGTTCTTGAGCCTACGGAGGAAGTCTTCCGTTCGTCTACCCGAACGAGCGGATACGAACGAAATCATGATGACTCCTCCTATCTACTCCAGACCGGTAAGCTTCCGCCCGGCGTTGAACGCGTTCTCGTTGGCGTTCCGGACTGCTGCAAAGGTCTCAAAAAAGAACCGGAGTGCGTATGCCTCGTCCGCGTCGTAGCCGAATGGGTCGGCCATTAGAGGATCGTTACCCGCATCAACCGGATGGTTTCCGAGCCATACCGCGATGGTCTCGACGTCCTCGAGGGACTCTCGAAGTCTGAGAACGGCTCGAGCCGCCTTCACGTCCAGAGTCTGCTTATCCACTGCGAGGCCAATGGCCATTTAATTACTCCTTATGCTGCCGATGAAGCTTCATACGTAAAGTGACCCTTGATCGTTGCACCGCTCACCCATGGGGCGGGAGATATGGCGTCAACATCTCCGGTACTCGCTACGGCGCTTCCGTCAGCGAACCCACTGGAGATTGAGATTCGGAACCCGTCGGTAGTGTATGCTTTTGCTCGCCCCATACAGGTCTTGTTGTTGTCGATATGCAGCTCAACGAACCCAAGCGAGGCCGAAGTATCGGTCACGGCGACTGGAAGACTGAATTGCCAATTATCGCCAGTCCCGCCGCCACCGAAGTTCGTGGTGGAACCGAAAGTGATTTCAAATCGGACTTCCACCTTTCGCCCGAGCTTGATGTAGCGGCAACTCGTTGAAGCGTTGCCGAAGGAGGGCGTTGCGGCCCCCGTTTGCGTTGTCCACGTCGGCGTGTATGGGGTCCAGGTTATTGGATCGTTCATAAGACGCTGCCACTCCGACCACCCCCCGATGGCATTGCCGGTTCGAAACCACACTTCAGCAGATTCACTATCGCCGTTCGTTTGACCGGTCCAAGTTTGCTTTGCAAAAGCGGTACCGTCAACGTAGGTTAGGATCTCGCCATATCTCCCATAAGATATCGGTCCGAAGGAAGGATCTTCGGGGGTGAGATAAATCCTTGACCAACCGTTAGGATATGCAGTGATTTCCGTTTCTATGTCATAAGCGCTTGATGACAAAGTCGCCAAGGTGCTGTACTGAGACCACGCTGTCCATCCCCCGCCATTTGCGGTTGAATGATACTGCCTGATCCAAGTTTGCGGTGACCCCGTCCCACCGGCAGTCGAGAAGAATATCTGAACGGTTCGGTCGGTTGCGGCGTTCAGTGTCAGGACTGACCCGATACCTCCGTTGACGGACCATCCCGATCCTGTGCTAAGAGTCATCAGCGATGGTCCAGGAGGATATGCTCCGGGAAGCGCCAGTTCTGTGTTGGCGTTAGTCGCGAGAACCTGGACCTTGTCGCCCGGAATAGCCGAATATCCCGCAGGCGTCAGTGCTCGGGAGTTGTCAGTCCCCGCGATCGCTTCTGACGATGTTGCAATCTCTATGAGACCCTTCTTGGTTTCACTCGCGAAAGGTCCTGCAGGGTCATTGGTGTCGAGCCAGACAGAACCATCAGGGACGGCTCCTGGATCAGTATCCCCCACATAAGTGAATGCATCGACTTTGGAATATGTCGTACCGCTGTCCAATTGCATGCCCGAGACGGCGCCGACATCGATCGGGGTTCCGTCGTGGCGAGTCAGGATGAGGTGGCCCGCCTCGTTCACCGTACCGGATACGATCGACGTGGCCTCGATTTCGAGCGTTCGCTCGGCATTTACTACAGTTACCGTAGCCACAGGGCCACCTTTCTTAGATCATGGGGTCCCACGCGCCGCCGATACGAGGCTTCGGGGATGCTGTCACCCATACCCCTCCGATGCGGACCTTCGGCGTTGCCGGAACCCATTTGCCGTCCCATACGACTTTTCTGGTTACGAAGGTTTCGTTTTCATTTGCCCAGAAGGACGCATCATCGAAATTTGCTACAAGATCTGGGGTTGAGCCATCCCAGACACCCGCCATAAAAACGAGACCGACGTTCGCTTTGTTGAGAGTTCCGCCCACCGTGCAATGAGCCATCTCGTTCCACGACAGTCCGTCGGTAGAGTTGTACATGCGTAGAATATCGTCCGAACCCAGATTTCCAATCCCCCACCAGGTTCCTGGAACCCAACCCCCTCCAACGCCAACTGTGGTGTCGAGAACCACTTCATTACTGAAAGTAGTCGCACCACCGACCTGGAAGGTTATGTAGGGGTCGTTACCTCCCCCAAGTGCTGAGATATGATTCCCAGAGAAGTCGTGGGCACCAATATAGAACTCAGTATTTGGGGACCTCGTTCCAGTGACGGAAAGCTTGGCAGCAAGTATCCCCTGTGAGAGGTTGAATAGCTGACGACCCTCAATTCTTGGGTAGTCAGCGATACACGAAAGGTTCAGAGTCCCGTCTGTTTGCGAATATCCAGGACCTTGAGCAACGGTCCACTTCGAGGGGTCGAGTTCCATGCCATCGAAGTTATCGATGAGTGTTTGGACGTATACCACCAGACCTCCTTAACCGTCACTGATGGTGTAAGTTACCGGATCAACCTGAACCACGGTCGGCCAGTCGAATTGAAGGTAAATATCGCTCAGATTCGTGATGGCTTCATCGGGACCGGATACGGTGAATGTCCTATCGCCGTTGTCGGTTACTACGAAGACGAAGAATCGGTCGTAGAATGCAACCAGTTCTTGGAAGGTCGGGAGACGAGGCAAATTTTCGTCGTCCCCGTAAAGAGCGTCCTCGATCAGTTTCAGGACATTGGAATCCGTTGTTCTGGAATCGATCTCGACATGGGAGGTCCTCTTGTACCCGGTCTCGACCGGCGGTCGCGTTGTTATTCTCCAACTGAATTCAGTTGGCTCGGGAGAGTCGCTGAACGAAGAATATGACCTCTCGGAGGGTTCTGCTAGAGCGTTATAGACGATGTGAATCTTGTAGCCGAGGTCGTTGTTGAGGTCGCTACCAACCATGGTTCGGTAGGAAAATCCGAACAACTTTCGGCGCTGCTGAGTGAGTTTGAGTCCCGAACGAACTTCACTCGTTCCATCGCACTGAGCGAACAGATCAGGATATGTGAAGGCATTGATGGTGGCTCCGAATTCCTCGGCAGCGGAGACAAGCAGGTACTTCTGACCGTCGAGATAGTACGACTTAGAGCCACCTCCAATCGGGCTCATGTCAACAGATATGAGACCCGTCCAGGCTACCCCGGCATTTCCGTCGACATAAAGAACTCCTCGGTCCACGCCTGCTTCGTAGCGCCGAGATCCCGAAGTACCCCATTCGAGTCTCGCCATTAGATCCCTCCTTTCATCCGCTGGACCCGAGCTGAGATCGTCTCTGAGCGTTCAGACTCCGTCGCTGAGCAAGCATCTCGGCTCGGGTCATCTTCTTGGGCGGCGTGTTCTTTTCATTACAAACACGAATGAGGGTAAGTAGTCGATTCAAATGCCAATGTTGGCACTCAAACGGAATATTCAAACTGATCATCCAATAGTAGATCAGTTCTGCGGTGACAACTTCCCGGTTTCTCTTCTGAGTTCGTTCCGTAAACCACGTAGCGGTCATCTTTGCGGCGATGTAGTTATTGATGGTTTCGATGTTCTTCTCGGAGAGGTTCTTGAAAATATCCGGAGGAACGTTCGGTGTTAGCGTCATCGCCTGGATGTACCAGAACGCTTCTTCTGGAGTCTTCTCCTCTTTTCCGAGGAATGGCTTTTCGAAGAATGACTCCCATTTTGACACAGAAACCAGAGAGTGTTCCATTTCGAGAACATGGGACTTAGACACAACGAACTTCTGAGCGGTTTCGTCGTAGCCTTCTTCCAACGGGACTTCGATGCTGAGCACTCTCTGGTCTCCTTCCTTCGGGTCGACTTAGAAGTCGCCGATGAGCCAGTCGTTATCGGCGTTGGGCGGGAACTTGTAGCCCTTGTTCGGGCGGGCGGTGATGAGTACGTTCTCGGTGAGGACGACCGGTCCGGGCGCGAGTTCCGTATCGCCGTCGTAGTAGGTAACACCGGCGATGCTTGGGATCGTCATGGTGTTGGTGGTGTCGTCGTAGTCCGGCTCAGTCGGGGTGACTACGAGAACCGTTCCCGTGAAGATGGCGATGACCTCCTCCGGATCGGGGAGCCTCGGGTCGGACCCCTCGGTTCCGTACAGGAACTCCTCGAGGGTGCTCAGAGCATCGGCGTCCACCTTGGTGGAATCGATCACCAGAGTGGCCGTCGGCTTGTAGTCGACACCGGCGATCTGCCCAACCTCGACCGGGGTGGTCGTGAACTCCCAAGAGAACGTGATGGCCTCGGGCGAGTCGTTGACAGTGGCGTAAGCCTTCTCCGACGGAGCGGCGAGAGCCCCGTAAACAAGGTGCAGCTTGTAGCCGTAGTCCTGACCATCCAGGTCGTTGCCGAGCTTGGTGCGGTAGGACAGACTGAAGATCTTGCGGGACTGCTGCCCGACGAGGACGCCCGGAGTGGGTGCGGCGGTGCCGTCGCACTGACCGAACTCGTCAGGGTACGTGAAGGCCTCGATCGTACCGCCGAACTCCTCGGTTGAGATTAGGTTCAGGTACTTGATGTTGTCCGCATACTGCGGGTTGGATTCGGCACCTGACGGCGACTCGGTGACAGCGGTAAGGCCGTTCCACGCGTAGCCGTTGACGTAGTTGCCCTGGCTGTTGGGAATATAGAGGACACCACGGTCGACACCGGTCTCGTAGTACCGCTCGCCGCTCTTGTCCCAGGTGAGCTGGGTCATTCTTGGAGACTCCCTCTCAGAAGTACAGATTGAAGATGTAGTGATGGAGGTTGTCCGCCGTGAATATGCGATTCAGGTTGGACAACGGAATCAGAGCGATCTTGTCCGGGACGTCCCAATCCGGACTCCGGGATATCGCCGTGACCTGGTATCGCTTGACGTAGCTGTAGGGTTTGTTGCCCGCGAACTCAACGCTTGCGTTGTCCTGGGCGTAGACGATGCAGGGGTACTGCATCTGGACATTGGAAGGGGGCTGGAAATATACGTACCCGCTACCCAGCACCCCTTCCAGGAGTGTCTGTAGCTCAAGGCGTTTCGGATCTGGGGCCGTTGTAGACACCCCCTAGCCTCAGGAGAAGGCGGGGGCTCTGCACTTCGACCTCCGAAACGGCCCACAGAGTCCCCGCCCACTCGACATAGCGAATGGTAAAGAAATGCTCGTTCGCGTAAGCGTCGGCAACCACACTTATGGAGTTGCTCACCGAGAGGTCGTTATTGACGCTCTCACCTTCCCTGAACTTCAACGAGTTCCGGACCACATCCCCAAAATATGAGAACTCGGTGATCTTGTCTTCGTGCACGCCAGGGGAGGTTTCAACAGTTACGCCGTATCCCACCTTTCCATAGAATCTCATTTTGACGGGTTAGCCCTGTCAGGCGGACTTGCGCTTGAACGACCAGGAGTCCTCCGCCGTGTTGGCGAAGTAGTAGCCATCCTTGGCGACCGCGTAAACGGTCATGGATGCACCGGCTGCCAGAGCGGTCTGGTCGCCTGCGATAAGCGCGGAGCCCTCGCTGTCCTGGTACTCCACGCCAGTGACCGTCGGGATGGTGATAACGCCGGTGGTCGAGTTGAACGTCGGCTGGACCGGCTCGACGAGGGTGTCGGACGAAGCCACCTTCTTGATGACCAGGGCCGACTTCGGACGGATGAGAGCGCCCGATGCGCGGGTCTCCATCAGGTACTTGTACTGGTTGTAGTCGATGTCGAAGTCGTCGAACATGGTGATCTCGCCACCGCGGTCGGTTCCGACGTTGTAGTCTGCCAGGTTGACAATGATGCCAACCAGGTCGGCGACCTCCTTCATCGGCTCAACGGTGACAATCTTGTCGACCCCCAGTGCATCCGCGACCTCGCCCCGGTTCTTGTAGAGCCGCTGACCATTCAGGTCCCGGGCCTGCAGGAACTTGTTGAGCTCGGGGATGGTAGTGAAGAAGGTCGGGGTGCCGGTTCCCTTGTAGTACTCCATGCCGTCCATGACCCCGTCCACCACAACCTCGTAGCCCAGGTCATTGTTGACGGCGTTCGGGTTGACGAACAGCGTGGTGACGAACAGTTCGTGATCGTTGAGGATCGACCGGATGCCGGAGCCGCTGGAGGCGCCCATCGGGTCCTTGACCTTGTCCTCGTCGGCAATGTCTCGACCGTCACCGATGAGGACCGCACGAGCGAACTCCTCCTCGGTCATCAGACGCATCTCGCCCTTGAGGAAGGCGACCATTTCGAAGTCGGTGATGTCAAGAAGGTCGTCGCGGTCGAGCTTCTGCTTCTTGTAGATCGTAGTGGGGTCGGTCGTCCGCTTGGTGACACCGAACCACTCTTCGCGCTTGTAGTTCCCCTTGATGTAGCCCTTGGCTCGAGCATCGTCCTGGGTCAGGTCAGCGGCGAAGGTCTTAATCCTGGAGAACGGAGTGTGCCGAGTACCGTTGAGGACGGTCTTAACCCACTCGGTCCGACGCTTGTCGAGCTCGATGACGCCAGTCGCGGCCTTGGCGTCCGGGAAGAGAATATCGATGGACTCGACTCCGTGCTGGAGATTGTCCTTGGCGTACTGCTCGACGGCCGCCTTAAGGGAGCCTCGCTTCTCGGCATCCGTGAAAATACCCTTGAGGGCGTCGTGTGAGAGCTCGTGCTTGGCACGGCCCTGGTCGTCAGTGGTGGTCTGGTCGAAGACGTTGCGCGACATGTGGCTGCCGAATCCTTCCTGGTGGGTGAGGTCGCCGCCGTTGGCGGAGTTGTAGGAGTGCTTAGCGGATTTCGCTGCTGCCTCCTTGGTTGCGTCTTCCAGAGCGACGCCGATCAGGTAGTTAACGACGTTGCGCTGCTCTTCGTCGAGAGTCTCGTAGACTTCGTTGATAGTGAGCTCATCATCGTCTTCGTGCTGCAGTTCATTGTCGGTCTCGAGGGCATTGCCCGCGTGATCGATCTCGATTCCGGTGTGGATGACCGCCTCGTCTTCCAGTTCCTCGATGTCACCGTCGGAGTGCTGGATATTGACGAAGTCGATCTTGGCGCCGGGATTCGCACCAGCGAGGACAAGGCTGACTTCACGGATGACTCCGTGGAGGACCTCCTTACCCTTCTCCACCAGGTTGTTGGCGTAGATGGACAGATGCTTAATATCGCCGTGCTCAACGAGACTGCGGGCATTCCTGCCCTGCTCCGTGTCGTTGAAGAACGCGTAGGCGTAGACTCCCTCGTCGCGGTGCTCGAGGACCGCGTGGCCGAGGACATTCTTAGCGTCGCTGTGGCCGTGCTGCCAGACCAGAGGAACCTGATGGTGGTGCATCTTCTCGAATGCACCTCGCATGATGGTCCGACCGTCGGAGCACCTGAGGCCAGCCTTGGTGGCCCAGCCGCCGAAGTCAGCTTCGATTACTGCCATTTTGACTGTCTCCCTCCTACTTCCTGAAGTTGGGTGTTGTCGACTCCGACGGAGTCGTTGTGGTTGGTTCCGGCATCGGAGATTCGGGTCCTCCGGGTTGCGGCATGTTGCTGTTGACGAGCTGATCCGCCTTCGGGTCCTTGGACGGCCTGAAGCCGATACCTTGTCGGACCTCATTAGCGGTAAGAATCTCGTTGCGCGTGAACTTATCGGCGATCTCGGCGACCTGCTCCATCGGGACGAGCTTGAACGGGTCGCGGAAGTACATGATCGATTGCTTCTGAGATCGGGCCGTCTTCGTCAGGAAGGTCTTCTTCATGGACTCCGAGATCGCCTGGACGACGGGCTCGATAGTACGATTGAAGTAGTTCAGCATGGCCTTCTCGTCGGCCGTACCGTTCATTACCTCCTCGGTGAGACCGAGCTGGGCGTATAGAATCCCAGTGAGGTACTCGATCTGCTTGAGGAGATTGTTCTCAACCGGCCGGTTGAGCTGCGTGATCTTCTCGGTGCCGTCGGTGTAAGCGATGCCGTACTTACTGCCCTTGAGCTGATACTCAATATCCTTCCGACGCTGTTCAGCTTGCTGCCGCCGGGCTTCGGACTTGATCACGTAAGGAAGCTGGATGATCATATCGAGTTTGCCGGAACTCGACTGCTCGTCCACTGAGTCCAGCATGTTAAGCTTGTGGATGAGTCGCTTTAGTGTCGAGTTCGGTTCATTCATGACCGAATATAGGGGATTCTCGACGACCGCAGCGTACTTCTTCTCAACCGTGACCTGCTTCCGCTGCCCAACTCGATCGTCGTAGAGATTCACGGTTATGTGCCTTGGGTGCCACGCAGCAATATCGCCTACCCGAAGACTCTTGATGTTGTACCCAGCCGACTCAGCGGGATTAATGTCCGTCTCGACAGGAACGATCGCCGCCGTTCCATGCTCGAAGAGCGTCATTGCAATATCCTGACGGAACTGCCTAGCGCCCTGATCGATGTTGGGCTCGACCTGCAGACAATCCTGAAGTCCACTGTCCATGTCCTCGAGGTAACGCCCCTCGTCGTCGGTTCGGACGTGCCGAATATCGACACCGGCGACGTCGATCCCGAGCCTGGTGTAGATCGACGAGATGATGGAGCGTTCGTTGGAATATGAGGACCGACTACGACTCATCGGAGCGTAGTAGTACCCAGTACTCTCATGCCCTCCGAAAGAACGGACTCCAGTGTAGTTGTCGTCGAGAAAGACGTTCCAACCGTGCTTGAGAGTCCTCTTTACTCGTGAAAGCAAACCTGCCATTGGTCACCTCCTTCCTGAAATATGGCCCGGTTAGTAGAGCTCGGTCATCGCTTCAGCTCGTGATCGGTCCTCTTGTTGGCGGCGCCGACGAGACTGTAGACGTTCGCCGAACCGTAGGCCTTGAGGATGTCCGAGACTTTGGCCTTACCGGTGGCCAGACGCTCTTCTTCGTCACGAAGTGCCTTTGCTCGATCGGCCGCGTGCTTCTTGACGCCGTCCTTCTGGACGAGCTTGGAGAAGGGGGTGTTGAGTGCAGCGACGGTCTTCTGCAGCTTCGTACCCTCACCCTTGGCGATGGTCTCCTGTCGGGTGGCTCGGACGTTGAGGTCGCCGGTCCGAGCCTTTCGGACGCCCCACTTCATGCCCTTGACGCCGTAGTGCTTGATCTCGTCCGACTTTTCACCTCCGAGTTCGCGTCTCATGTTGGTAAGTCCTCCCCATACAGGATCGTAGGCCTTCATCTCGGGAGGTGTGTACACCTCCTTGAATCCGAGCTTTTCGTAGATGTGGCGAGCGTCGGGGGCGTTGCCCGGAACCTCCAACGTCACAGCCTTGAACTTCTTGTTCTTGGCGTGCTGGATGGCCGACTTCATGACCGCCGTAGCGTAGCCCTTACCGCGAGCGCTTTTGTCGATTCCGACCCACACAACGTTCAACGCTTTGGGGTCGTGGTCGTCTCGACGGAGTTGCAGATTCCCGACCTTCTTGCCGTTCTTGTCGCGGATCTTGAAGGAGGATCGATCGTTGTACTCGTCGATCTTGCTGGGGTTCCGCCTCGCCATAAACTCCAGCAACTTACCGCTGGGCCGACCTTCCAGGGTGATCGTGTCCCCGTTCTTCAGCGTCACGACGCTGTCGGGGTCCTTCTTCTTCAGAGTGTTCCCCGTCGGGGAAACCGGAGGATCGCTCTTACGGACGCCCCACTTCATACCCTTGACGCCGTAGTGCATCAGTTCTTCGACCTCTTCGGAGATGTACTCGTCCAAGAGATCGATCAGACCGTCGTACAGATCCTCCACCTCGAGATCTTCTGCCATTTTGACACACCTCCCTTCGAGGCCTTTTGTCTAGTACTTGCGATCCTGCAGTTCGATGAGGTTCGAACGGGCTTCGTCGAACTCGTCATCGGTGAGGATGCTTGACTTCTTGTCGGTCATGAGGTCGTGAGCAAAGACGACTAGGGGCGAGTCTCCTCGTACTCCGGCGTCCATCTCGTCGACGATGGCTCCGTAACCCTTACCGCGAAGAGCTCCGAACAGACCCTTAGCTCGATCATCATCCCAGGAGCCACCACTCAACTCCTGATACACCTTAAGGACATCACTGTCTTCGACGATGCTGCTGGCGTCCTTGCCCGAAAGGACTCCCTTGAAGACCTCGAGCACCGTTCCGAGGTTCGGTACTTTGATCTCTTCTTTGGACTGGAACGTCACATGGCGGAAGTCCTCGGACTTTGCATCACTGCCGACGATTAGACCCTTCTCGTCCTGGAACTGGGTCAGGTATCGGTTGTAGTCCTCGCGTGAATGCGTGGAGTAAGTCGCCCCTCTGAATGACGTCTCGTCCGAGAGAGAAATTCGGTGGAAGGTATGTCCAGCCGGGAGCGAGAACTCCTTTCGATCGAAGGCCTGCCGAGTCATGAAGTCGTCTTTGGCCCAGGTTTCATACTTGGAGTGCTCGACATGCTTCAAGAACTTGTCAGCATCGATCGGCTTCCCGGCACTGTTCTTGATCGATCGCTCGATCTTCTTGCGCGAAATATGCTCGGCAAGTACCAGCCCCGCAAAGATGCCTCCGTAGACGGCAGCCGTGGCTATCGTGGCTTTGTTATCCGAGATGTACTTACGTACTTTTCCCGGTTCCTTCTTACCGCCCTCCACGAGCTTTGCCCGGGACTTCTCCTCGTTCTTGAGAAGATTGTCGGCGGCTTCCTTGGTCGTTGCGGGTTCCTTGGGCTTATGAGCTTTTCGGAACCGTTCTGTCAAGGATCTCGATCGGCCTTCGCCGGTCTCGTCGTCCTTTCGGACGCCCCACTTCATGCCCTTAACACCATAGTGAACGAGTTCGTCGGTGCTTATGAGTGTCACCTCCCCTCCCTCTACTCGAACTGTTCCTTGTTGAGCTTGTAGGCGATGAAGGCATCCATCATCGCAGCAACATTGTCGATCTTGGCATCCTGACGCTTCTTCAGAAGCTTTCGGTTACCGTTGGTGTCTTCCATCGTGATGGCATTGCCCATGGCGAATGTCATCAGAGCTTGATCAAATATGAGCAATCGTTCGCCACTCAGAGCCTTCAATTCCCCAAGTGGGACGGACTCTGTCTTAGCCCCCTGAATCACTTTCTCGATGCCGTAAGGCCCATTCTCCGCTTCCCAGCGGGTCACAAACTCCTTAGCATTGTAGGGGTCGAAACCAAGTGCGCGCACGTCATAGTTACTATCCTGAATATGAGAATCCAGGTCATCATAAACCTCCATCATGTCGAGGATGGTTCCCTCGAGTACGTGAAGGCTGCCCTCGTTTATGAACTCGTCGTACTTGCGGCGCATGGCGCCGGGAAGCTTTAGCAATGTTAGTGATGTAATATAACTTCGAGTCTTTACCCCAAATCCCCCGCCTCGCAGCGGGAAGAGGAATGTGAACGCGCAGAAGTCGTCACCCTGAGAGAGGTCCGCTCCAAGAGCGCAAGGCATTCCCCAGAAGGTTCGAGGATGATGAGGAAGAGTCTCTTCGTAAGTGAAGAAGTACGTATAGCCCTCCATCGGAATCCCGAAACGCTTCGCCAGAATATCGTTACGGGCGGCCGGAGCCTTCTCAGCTCGTTCAACGTCGAGTTGGTAGGTGTCATAGGTGACGGTCTTCCCGAGATTGGGATTGGCCTTCAACCACATCGCCGGGTTTCCGACCTCTTCCAGCTCATCCAATCGGTAGTGCCAAATCGAAACGTGGGGCGCCTGATACTCGCCCTTTAGAATATCGGCAAGCTCAAGCTTGATGGTATCTCCGCTGCCGTTTCGAACAGTTCCCTCTGAACTGACAGCCACGATGAGATAGTCGTCGAGCTTTGAGGAACCCTGTTCGATGGCGCCGATGACATCTTCTCTTAGGTCGCCAGACAACCACTCATCAACGGTTGCTACCTTGGTTCTAAGACCCTGGAGCTTGTTGATGGTCATCGGGCGGACCTCGAGCATCGAGCCTGTGAGGAAGTTCTCGATGCCTTTCTTGGTCGCAGCTAGCTTGACGCGATTGGCTTTGGAGCCCGTGGTGTTCTGAAGCGACCCTTCAGTCATGAACGCGAACAGAGGTCCTCGACTTCGCGTGATCGCGGTCCGAATTGGCTGCATGACCTCTTCGGCCTGCTTCATCGTTGGAGCCGTTGTGATCTGATGGGTCGTCGATGTGTCGACGTTCAGAAAATAGCTCTGCAAACAAGACTCGTATAGCGACTTCGCGGCGCCTCGCGCGACGATGAGGTATTGCTTGGTCGTCAGACGCTTCTTGATCACCTTGTCGACGTACTTACCGCCTCGTTTGTCCGGGTCGGGCTCATAGACGCTTCGGTTGATGAAGTAGTACCAACAAAATATCTGCTCAGCCCAAAGTTTGAACGAATCTAGCAGGTGTAGGTCGCTGCCGTCGGTGAGTGTTAGCTCCTTCTCGCAGTAGAGGATGAAACCTTCAACCGGGTCGGGGTCGTAGTAGATGTTCGGGTTGGCGATGAGCGCATCGATTCGGTTCATCTCCAAGGAGATTTCCCGGTTGACGGGAATATCGCCTCGCATCACTGCTTCACGGAACTTGCCGTAGTAGTGTGGCGTCTCCGTGTTCGACAAAACCATCGTCTACCCTCCTTTCTACTCTTCATCTCCCCGGTCGGGTCTTTGATTTCGTTCCTGGGCGATGTTTCGGGCGACGACACCGGCACCGGCTGCGACAGCGGCAGAAGTTCCACCAGTCAGGTAAGCGGCGCCTGCCGACAGCGCTGTACCAACGCCAGTTTTGACAGCCTGTCCCGTCGGGGTGTCGAGGAACTTTCGAACCTTCTCGATGGTGTCGCCATAGGCGAGCGCCTTCTTGACGGCGTCATGCCCCTTGTCGGCTTTCGACTTCTGCGGAGATCCTGGGGCGGAAGATGCTATGGAACGGTACTGGCGTTCCAGATTCATCCGAGTCAGCAGACCCTGGAGTTCCTGGTTGCTGAGCGCCTGGGTGCCGCCTTCGTCGATCTTGCGCTGGGCGTTCATCGCGGCCTTGAAGTCGGCCGAGGCCTTCGGGGCTGGTCGGGAGGTTCCTCCGCCGTTCGCCCGAGCAAGTTCTTCTTCGGAACGACGCACCCCCCACTTCATGCCCTTGACCCCGTAGTGACTCAGGCTGCCGGAAGTGATTCCGGGTCGGTCCACTGTTCCTCCTCTCTCTGTACGTTGAGACGCCACTCGAACTCAGCGATCTGCTTGGTCATGGAATCGATGACGAACGATGTGCTGGGCGGATCGAAGACGAGACGAACCCGAAGGTAGACGTACATCTTCACCATGTTGAGGCGAGGATCGCCTCCGACGAAGTCCTCCCACGTTGCCGTGGAGTCCTCGATCATGAACCCGCTACTAGGGCCTATGCCGACTTGAGTGAGGACCGATAGGACACCGTTGATGTGCGTCATCAGGTCCAAGTCGAAGGAAGTGTCAGCCTCGAGAAGGCCGATGATCTTCTTAGTTGTGTTTAGAATGCTCTGTGGCACGCAGGAGAACCTCCTCTCATTTTGACGGATTAGACCCGGCGGTTGACCTCGGCCTGTACGGCGGCGTAGTTGTAACCAGCCTTCGTCAGGCGGGACTTGCGCTCGCCCCCATTGCCCCACTCACCTCGAATGACCTGGGCGGCGATCTGGGCGTTGGTGAGCTTGGGCTTTGTCTCGCCCTTGGGCGTAAGGACTCGATTGACCTCGCGCTGAACTGCGGCGGCGTCGTAACCGGCCTTCTTCAGACGGGATACGCGGTCAGAACCATTGCCCCACTTGCCTGCGATGACCTCATCGGCAATCTGTCGGACGGACTTCTTGGAGACCGGGTCACCACCCATGATCCGGTTGACCTCGCGCTGGACAGTTGACGGGTTGTACCCCTCGGCGCGGAGCTTCCACTCACGCTGGGGATTGTTACCGTACTCGCCCCGGATGACTGCCTTAGCCACCTCTGTGACGGTCTTCTTGTTGGGGGTGGAGGGGCGCGGGGAGGAGGGGGAGGGCTTCTGATAGCTTCCCGAGAAGAACAGGGCGTGGACGTGGTCCTTGTGATTCGCCGTGGTGTTCCCCCGGTCGGACATGCCGCGAACAACACCAGGGCTGGTGACAGTCGAGGTGATCTTCTGGTACCAAATGACATGCTGGAGCCGGAGTCGCTTGCGGTTCTTCCAAATATAGTTCCGAACCCAATCACCGGCGGCCTTGTTGCGGACCATGAAGTCCAGGGCCCGTCCACTGTGGTGCTCGGTGTTGCTCGCGTTGTTGTCGTACCCCCACATGTACCAGACGTCATGTCCGGCTTCCTGAGCGGCATCAAAGACCTCTCGGGAAATGGACTTGGTGGCATTCTTGATGGGGCCGAGCTTGGCGCTAGCGTGCGCGTAGGTGGTCATGCTTCGTTCTCCTCGGCGTCGAAGTCAGCCGCGCTCTCCTCGGAGAGAACGGTGTCGGCCAGTTCGTCCTCGCTGACGTCGTCGAGCGGCGGGCAGGGCCCGGTGGGATCGGTCTTCTTGGTGGCCATCTGTTCTCCTAGATATCAGACGGAGGGAGGCGAAGCGAGGTAGACGCCGGTCACGGAATGCATCGTCCGGACCTCGGAAGTTCCCGAAGAAACCACCGAGGGCTTCGTGTTCTGGTTGTTGTAGGAAATGGATTCCCCGACGGAAAGGCGGATGCCGTTCGCCGTGGTCACGGCGGCAACACCGTCCGCCGTCTGGCCGACATAGAGATCGTCGGGGCCGAGGTTCTGGATCAACTGAGATCCTGCATTGAGAATGACAGGGGTGGTTGTCACAGTGGACATTGGATTGAAAACCTTCCTACCAGAGTTTCGTGTCGCCGGGCTGTCGGACAATGAGCGGACGGGGAAGTAGTCTCTCGTCGCCGTAGTGGATGGCGTTGTGCGTTCGGTGAGTAACCGTGATCAGGTTGTCCGGATCGACGAGACAGGGGTCTCCGGATTCGAGTTGCTGGAGAGTGATGGGATTGATGTGATGGATATAGACCCGGTCGTGGATCTCATAGCCCTCGATCCCAAGATCGCAGCCTTCGTCTCGGACGATGATCCTGTCTCGAGCTTGGCGCCACTCTCGTGAGGTGTAGAAGCCTTGGTTGACCCAGCGGTCGAAACCGAAGGTTGCTTGACCCACGTTCCCTCGAAGAGCGAGGTAGCGAAAACGTTCGGCGAACGTAGTCAGCTTACGAAGCTCTCGGTAACTCCTATTCATCGGGCTGCTCGAACGGTTGTTGACCGGAATAAGCCCGCATGGCGCTGATCGCGTTGGTGTACAGTTCCTCGATCCGCTGCTGAGACTCGTAGGCCTCGCGCTTGACCTTGAGCAGTTCGTTCTCGTGTCGAAGACGCTCCTGCTCGAGGATCTCTCGGGTCGAGCCTAGCTTCAAAAAATGGGTGATCACCTGGGCCGAGGCTGTACCGTCCTCCAACTGCTGTTCGGCAAGCCTGGCGGCCTTCGAGATGAGCTGACTCTCCCGAGCCTCGGGAGTTGTGGCCGGTTTACGACGACTCGGTCTGGGTTGCGGATCGCTTTGTCGGCGAGCTGGCACGATTTCAACTCCTTTCGGTAGGGTTCATGTCGAGAAAGTTAGACCTCTGGAACCAGAATTGTTTTCCCAAAACTACCCCCGGGGAATTCCAGGGGTGAAAAAGTCTGTCGGAAAGTTCCCCCGGAGGAAAAATATGG